TACAATAAAATGAAAAATATAAAAATAAAATTATTAAATAAAATTATTAAATAAAATTAAATAAATTAAATAAAATTATTAAATAAAATTATTAAATAAAATTATTAAATTAAATTATTAAATAAAATTATTAAATTAAATTATTAAATAAAATTATTAAATAAAATTATTAAATAAAATTATTAAATAAAATTATTAAATAAAATTATTAAATAAAATTATTAAATAAAATTAATTAATTAAATTTGTGTACATTAATTTTTGTAGCATTTTTCTTCTTAGCTTTAAACCGTTCCATATCAAACGCTTCTTCTTCATCTAATTCATCTTCATTTTGGTCATTATTAATCCAAAATTGGTTTGCACCAATTCTATAATTTTGGTGTTCACTTGCTTTATACCAATACACACAATCTTCTAATTTATTTGAATTAGAAGTATTATCTATAACTAAACATTCGTAATTTTCTGTGCATTGGTCCATAACTTGTGAGAATATTTCAAAATTGGGAAACATTCCTGCATAATTTTCATATATTCTTTTTCTGTTGCCTACAATATTTTCTCTTAAAATAAATACATAATCAATATTTGTTCTAAGATTAGGAGGTATCCCTAATGGATATTGCATAGTAATGATAAAAAACATTTTTAAATGCCTTCCATTCATAAAAATAGCTCTAATATTTTTGTCTTTTGCCCAAGAACCATCATATAGACAATCATCTAAAATTAGAAATGTTCTTGGGTCAATTCTTGAATGTCCATAAGTTTTTTTTTCATTATTTAATTTTTTCATAATTAATTTTTGTCTTTTTATTACATTGTCTATAAGTTCTGCATTTACTTCTTCGTGTATAAATATATTTGGAACAAAATCACCATAAAATTTATTAGCACCTTCTGTTCCACTTATTACAGTTCCAATTGGCAAATCAGTATGATAATATAATAAATCTTTAACTAAAAATGATTTTCCTGTTCCACGTTTTCCAATGAATACAATTACTTTATCATCTTTAATTTTTGATATATCAAATTTTTTTAATTCTAACTTCATAATTAACAAACACAAATATTTTTTTTATTTTTTAAATACGCATAACTTCTATATTTTTTATTTTTTATTTTTTATTTTTTATTTTTTATTTTTTATTTTTTATTTTTTATTTTTTATTTTTTATTTTATTAATTGTTATTAAACAATAAATTACAGAAAGTAAAAAAATAATACCTATATTATTTTTCAATAACATATAATTAATAAATAATAAAATTATAATTATTAAATACACTAAATTATTATATAAAATATCGATTTCATCATAAAAAACTATAACACTTAATAAAATAATTATAATAAAATTTTTTAAATTACCTTTTATTTCTAATGGTTCGAATTTATTAATATTTTTTTTCATATTTTATTTAAAAACATTTTTTTTTTATTAAAAAGGTGGTTCACCTTGTTTAATATGATTCATTACATCATTATTATATACATCTGTTGAATATAAAGAAATCAATAAAGACACAAATATAAACATAAATAAATATAAACTTTCATCTTTTATTTTTTTTATGTTATTATTTAAATTTTTTTTATCTATATTTTGATTATTTACTATTTTTAATTCATTATATTTGTAATAAATAAAAACAAATAATAAAGATATTGAACCTGATATTAATATTTTATAATTATATATAAAATCCATTTTTATATTTAAATTATAATATTTTTATTATCATTTTTAAACATAATTTAAATATTTTATTTTTTAAACATCATTTAAATATTTTATTTTTTAAACATAATTTAAATATTTTATTTTTTAAACATAATTTAAATATTTTATTTTTTAAACAATTATATTTTAATTAATTAAAAATGTATAAAAAATATAAAATTTTAATTTATTTTATTTTATTTATTTTAGTTCTATCAATTATAAATTATTTATTAAAAAATAATAACAAGTTAGAAAAATATTCACCTCAAGATAATATAATTCAAACAATTGATAAATTAAATGAAGATATAAACAATATAGTAGATAAACATAATATAAATGAATCAACATTAGAAGATATTATTTATAAAATTGTTCAAATTAAAACAAAAATAAATAAACAAATCGAAGAATTAGAAAAAAACATTGGAAAAAAAAATAATTATAAAGAATTATTAGAAAAAATTCGTAATTTATTGAAAAATATAAATAATTTGCAAAAAACAATTAATGAACAAAATATAGAAAAAGTAAATAATAAAAAAAAAATACAAGAATTACAAAATCTAATAAACAATTTACAAGAAAAACAAGAATTTTTAATAAGGTATAAACGTTATGATGGTGAAACAATAGAATCATTTTCAGATAAGTCTATAGTACTTTTAAATTATGATGGTGAAACAATAAATAATGATGATAGGTTTAATCTAAATAATCCTATTAAAATTAAAATAGGTAGCAAATATTTAAAGAAATCTAATAATTCATATTATGTAAAACAAGGTTTGAGTCCTACTAGCACAAAAATTCAATCAACAGAAAAATTACCAAATATTCCAGGAATAAATTGGTTAAATATTATGGGTTATCAAAAAGTAAAAGAAATAACAACTGGCAATACATTAAGTAATCCTAATGGTGAATCTATATGTGCTTTTGCAGTATGGCCTAGGTGGGGTACATCATGGAGTAATACTAATGAAAATAATTTACCAACTAGAATTACATTACGAGATTCAAATGGAACAGATTTATTTTCAAAAACAATTGTCAATTACTGGAAAGAAATATTTGTTTCAAATGCTGAAACTGAAGACCGTTGTCAAGTATTTTTTTTACCATCAATTAGTACATCAACAGAATTTATAATTGTTCATGATAAAAGCATTAGTAGATGTGCTATTTTAAAAAATAATAATGGTAATAATAATTGTAATTCACTTTCAATTAGTTTTGGTCGTCAGTGTACTAGAGAAAGACCAAATGGTGCATTTAATGTAAATGGTCAAACACAAAGATATACTGGTTTAACTAATCCACGAACATTTAATTTTATTTTAACAGAAAGGCTTTATCATTTTGGAGGGTCGTTTACGAATGATAGATTTTATTATTATTATGTATGGCGTAGGAGATATAGAAAGAGATGGAGAAGATACTCTTACTGGCGAAAATATTGTCGGGGGCGGAGGTGGAGGCGGAGGCGGAGGTGTAGACGGCGTAGACGTTATTATTGGGCGAAACGATGGAGATGGGAAAGATACAAACATTATTATAAATGCGATAGTAATGTTAGAATACTTTCAATGGATTTGCCTGGTTATAATTTATTTAATAATAGAGTTACATCAAGAAAACAAACATTAATTAATCAAACAAAATTACATTGGAGATTATCACCTAATAGAGATTCAATACAAACACCTGTATTTGCGTGGCGTAGTTTTCAATATTATTATAAAATTTTAAATTATAATAATACACTTAGGACATTAGCAGAAGATTATATAAATTATTTAAATAATATAAGAACAGAATTAATTAATTCTACATACAATAGTGAATTTTTAAATTATAATCAATCAAGTGGTCTAATTGAATATAGAATAAAAAAATCTCTATATAATCAATATAATTTTAATTTAACTGAAGATTTAAATAATGCAACTTCTTTTATATTAGAATGTCATAATGATACTGGAACAAATTTATGTGATATAGAACCTGAAATTCTCAGAATGGGTAGAAAATATAAAATAAAAACATCAAGTGAAGGAACATATGTTAAAGATTTAGATAATATTTTAAACGATATTGATGAACAACCAATTACAATATATCCTGATAATGATATAATTAATAATATTGATAGTGACCCATATATATTACAAATATAATTTGATAATAAAATTTAATTATAATTAATATTAAAATAATTAATAAAATTTATTAATTTAATAAATAAATATGAAAATAACTGAAAGATTAATATTAGTAATATTGATACTTATAATAAATTCTTTATTATTACAAAATAAAATAAAAAAATTAAAAGAAAAATACTATAGTGATAAAATTTTCTTAGATGCAGAAATAGAATCTAATAAATTAGAAAAAAATATTATAAATAAAAAAACAAAAATTGATAATGACACTAATAAGTCTAATAGTTCTTTTTATGATGAAAAAAAAAAACTTAAAAATAAAACTAATAAATTAAAAAATTTAAATGAAATCGGAACAAATATATCTAAAATATCTGAAAAAGAAAATATATTATCTGATTTAACTAAAAAAAAAAAAACATTAAATAAACAAATTTCAGAACAAAAAAATAAAATAAATGGTAAAAATTATGTTATAAATTATTTAGATAATAAAATTAAAGATATGTTTGAACCAAATATATATGAATTAAATCATTTAACAAATAAAACAAAATTTCATTTAATGGATGCATCTAATAATAATTATTTAATTTTAAAAAATTATCAAGGTATGCCAGTATTAAGTTCAATAAATGATATTAAAAAAAAATCCAATAAAGAAAAAACAATTTTTCAATTATTTAAAGATGATACAGAATTAAATTATATGACTGACCCAAACAATATACCAATTTCAAGTTATTTTTATAATGATAACTATGTATTAAGTAATGAAAAAGAAGGATATTTAACATTGGAAAATAATAATACTTTATTTTTATTATATGAAAAAGGTTTAATACTAAATTTAATACCTGTAGATAATCTAAATGATAATTTATCTATAAAAAATGGTGATAAATTCAAAATATCACATATTGAAAAAAAAAATAATAAAATTTCAAAAAATTTTTTAACGTATAATGATAATTTAAATCAATATATTTTTAGTGATAATAATTTAACTCCTTCTGTTTTTAAATTTGAATTTATAAATAATTAATATTTATATTTTTTTTATAATTAATTAATATTTATATAATAATTTATAAATTATGATATTAGATATAATTATAACAAAAAATTCAAGAATTTGTTTTAAATATTTATTAATTTTTATTTTAATTGTTTTAATTATTTTTGTATTATTAAATAGTTATAAAAAAAAATATAATAAAAAAGAGGGATTTGAGAATTCAGTTAGAACTAAAACAGATACAAATGGGATTGATTTTACAACTGGTAGTTTTATAGTAAGTTCAGATGATTTATATAATGAAATAAATAGATTGCAAAGAGAATCAAATAGAATAGATGGTGTTAATAAAAAAAATTTAAATAATTATATAAATAATTTAAAAAATATTCAAAATAAATTTAATGATATTCCAAATAGTAGAGGTGAAATAAATAAAGGTTATTTAACACAAATTAAAGAACTACAAGAAGATATTACTAAAAAATTAAAGGAATATTTTAATGAAAATAATTTTAAAATTATAGATGGATATATTGGCATTGTATCAAAAGATATAATAAATTCATCGTGTAAAACAAATAAAGGTAAAGATATATTTAATAAATGTAAGAGGGTTTGTCAACAAACTTGTGTAGATAATGAGATGTGTCATGGATATAATTATACAGATGATCCTAATGGAAATGATTATTGTGAATTAGTTATAAATAAAAGAAAAAAAAATTTTAGAAATAATTCGAGTAATACTAAATTTTTTATGAAAAAAAATTCTGAACCATTAAATTGGAATTATACAGTTAATAATAGGAAATCAGCAAATCCTAATGTCGAAACCATTGAAACAATAAAACAACCCGATAGTATAATTAATTGTTCTGATAAATGTGATGCGTATAATGATGTTAATAATAAATATTGTTTGTCTTTTACATATGGTGCAATACCTAATGATGATAATAGTAATAGTAGTGAAGAATTTATAAAAGGTTGTAAATTGTATGGTAATGTTTTTAAAAGAGATAATTCTGAAACAAAAAATATTATAAATAATGATAAAACTAATTTATATGTTAGAAATTATCATGATTTAGCAGATACTTCTAAATTATTAAATGTTATGATAAAATATGAACCTGATACTCCAAAAAAAATAATAAAAGAAGGAAATATAAAATTAAAATTTAAAGATAGTACACTTCCATTTAAATATTCGACTAATATAAGAGAAACATACCTTAAAACAAATAATAACCAATTCTTATTTGGTTCTGATAAAAACAAAGATATTATAAATCTTGAAATACTTAATAATACAGAACATGACAATTTAAATAATATTTATAAAAATGTAAATCCATTAAATAATATAACAAATTCTGATAATAGCATTCTCGATTTTAACAAATTATTACATAAAAATAGTATTATACGTCTTAAAGCTGTTAGTACTATAACAAAAATAATTATTCAAATTTATTGGGTTACTTACAGGATAAAGAGCAGGAGACCGTTTCGGAGAACTAAAATACGCAAAATAAAAGTAAAAAAATCACGCATAAAATCCTTAGTAATGGGTAATAGAAATTTTATAAAGAATAATCAAAATTATCTTGGATATACAGATAATTTAAATTTAAATAATTTAAGTAATTTTGATTTAACTAAATTTGAAATAGAAAGAGTAGAAGATAACAATTCTAATAAAAATTCAGAATTATATAATAAATCTGATTTTATATATAGTGGAGACACTATATTTATTAAAAAAAATGATTATTATTTATCAAGAGGAAATGATGGAAAATATAGATTTATAAGAAATAAATATTATGCAATTAAATTTATAATTGAACAAGACTAATAATTTTTTTTATTAAAATAATTTTTTTATATAAAATATTTAATAAATTTTATAAAATATTTAATTAATTTAAAAATGATTAAAAATAAATTTATATATTATATTTTATCTTTAATTATTATAATAGTTTTAATTAATTCTTTAATAAAACAAAATAAAAATTTTAAAAATATAGAAAAATACCAAGAAATTAATGCAAATTCATTAATTTATGCAAATGCTAAAAGATTAATTAATAAAGATACACTTAATAATACTGATTTAACAAATACAATAGATAGGGTAGATTCAATTCAAAATAGAATAGATAGTCAAAATGCTATATTGAATGAATTAGGAATTACTGATAAATTAAGTGAATTTAAAATAGATAATAATAAAGATTGTATATTTAAAGATGTAAAATATAAGATTCCTGGAAGTACTTTTGATAATTATAAATGTATAAATGGTAAAAATTGTCATAAAGCGTGTGCAGAACATTGTCATAATTCAGATGAATGTTATGGATTTATTGTCCAAAAAAATAATAATAAAGATACACCAGGCATAAATGATAGTGATAATACAAGTTGTTGGTGTTCTAATGTATGTCATTCTGGAAATGCTAGTTTTAAAATAAATTCAGATGATAAATATATGTATACAAAAAAAAATATTGAATCATTAAGTGGTTTAGCAAATTATAGAATAAGTTCTGATACAGATTGTTCAGGAATAGATACAATTGGTGGATTTACAAGAAAACAATTAAACAATAATAATAAAAATACAGATAATATTAATGAATGTGCAAATAAATGTAATAAAAATAAAATTTGTAAAAGTTTTAATTATGATTATTCAAAAGGAGTAGATGAAAATGTATGTAAATTATATGATTATAATTGTAATTTTTTTACAAAAAAATCTAAAGATAGTGATTCATCTATTTTAAATACTCAATATTTTCAAAATAGTTTTATAGATGGTAATTTAGATTTAGATTTATCTAAATATACATATGGCTTAACTACTAATCAAATACCAGGTAAATTACCTAATATAGAACATATTAATAATAAAATATTAAAAACTTAATATATATTTAATTAAAAATTTAATATATTTAATTAATAATTAAATATTATTTAATTAATAATGAATAATTTAGAAAATAATAAATTATTTGGATTATTTTATATAAAATTATTAATTATTATAATATTTTTACTAATATGTTTGTCTTTAATTAATAATAAATTAATAAAAAATTATAATGAAAATTATATAAATAATGATTTAAATTATATAAATAAAAGTGCGGTTTTAAATATTTTTAAAAAAAATAAAGGAGATAATTATAAATTAATAGGTTTAGATAGTGGTGATAATAAATTTGGTATTTATGGTGTTGAAATTAAAACATATTTAACACAAAAATCAAATGATACTTTAATAGGATTTAAAAATGAATTAAATGATAATGATAAATTCAAATTATATGAAAAAAATGATAAAAACATTAGATTTAATTTTGACGATATTAATATGAGACAATATAGTAATTTTAATATTGAATTTAATATTCCTTTTTTAATTAATATAAATGGTTTTGAATTACATACAGTAAATTATACACCATCTATTAATAAGATTGATTTTAAAGGATTAAATATTGATAGAAAGTGGGTATCTCTTTTAGATGATTATAATTATATTGAAACTACTAGTACTTCTATAAAAATAAAAAATATAAATATTAATAATAATTCATTTTTTAATTATAAAATTCAGATAAAAGATATTGATAGAGATAATATTGGACTTAATAATATAGTATTATATTCAAGATTTAATAGTAGAAATCAACCTTCATTATCCAGACTTAGAACCAGAAGTAGACCCAGACGTAGAACCAGAAGTAGACCCAGACGTAGAACCAGAAGTAGAACCAGACGTAGACCCAGAGGCTTTTAAAGATTTTAAATAATTTCATTAAATAAATGTGAAATCAATTAAATAAATTTAAATGTAGATGGTCCTATGTGATACCTTTATTAATTCAATTACTTTAATTATAATTTAAATAATTAATTTAAATAATTAAATTAATTAATTTATTAATAATAAATAAAAAGAATTAATTAAATAAATGAAGATATCAAAACATCATCAAAATATTTTACTATTAATAATATTAATATCTGTCTTATATATGATATTATTAGTACATAAAACAAATCAAGATAAAATATTAAATGAAAAATTTATTTTAACTACTAAAAATTTAGATTTAAAATATATTGATAAAAAAAAAATAAATAATATTTTAAAAGAAATAAAATATATTAATTAAATAAATTTTTTAATTATTTTTAATTAAAATTTTAATTTATATTAATTTATATTAAATGATTAAGTATAGTAATATATTAATATTAGTATTAATTATAGTTGTTTCAATAAAAATAAAAAATAATATAATAATTATGGAAAAATATCAGAATGTAGTAACAGACCAAAATGTAGGTAAAAATGGTCATAGTTCTGGTACTCAGAGTGCTATAGCTATAAGTAATAGAATTAAAAAAGATTCTGAATTAATTAATAAAATAAATGAAGAAATTCGTGATAGAAAAATAGACATAGATAATATAAGCAAAGAAATAACTACAAAAATCAATAACACAAATGATTTACTTAAGAAATCAGATACAATATTAACTACACTTAAAGAATCATTATAAAATTAAAAAATACTATATTATTTAAAAAATTTTAAAAATTATTAATTAATAATTTTTTTGTGGAAATCGAATAATTTTTTTTTTTATTTTTAATATTAATATCAACAATATTATCATTTAAATAATCTTTTATTAATTGGATATCATTTTCTTGTTCATTTTTTCCTTCTATGAGTAGGTCTTCTATAATTTTTTCTTCATTATCATCAACAACATTATCATCATCAGGTACATCATCCAAAACATTATCATCATCTGGTTCATTATTATCTTTTTCATCAGTATTTAATACAATATCATCTAAAACATTATCATCATCTGGTTCATTATTATCTTTTTCATCAGTATTTAATACAATATCATCTAAAACATTATCATCATCTGGTTCATTATTATCTTCTTCATCAGTATTTAATACAATATCATCTAAAACATTATCATCATCTGGTTCATTATTATCTTCTTCATCAGTATTTAATACAATATCATCTAAAACATTATCATCATCTGGTTCATTATTATCTTCTTCATCAGTATTTAATACAATATCATCTAAAACATTATCATCATCTGGTTCATTATTATCTTCTTCATCAGTATTTAATACAATATCATCTAAAACAGTATCATCATCTGGTTCATTATTATCTTCTTCATCAGTATTTAATACAATATCATCCTAAAACATTATCATCATCTGGTTCATTATTATCTTCTTCATCAGTATTTAATACAATATCATCCAAAACATTATCATCATCTGGTTCATTATTATCTTCTTCATCAGTATTTAATACAATATCATCTAAAACATTATCATCATCTGGTTCATTATTATCTTCTTCATCAGATTCATCTAATTCTTTAATGATATCATCAGAATCAATTTTATTTTTAAGAGGATTAAATTTTATTTTAGAATTTAATAAATTATAACTATCATTGCTATGTAAATCATCAGATATTTTTGAAATAAAAAAATGAATAGTGTTTTCAATATTTAGTTTTATAATATTATTAATTTCCTGTAAAAATAATTGTTTTCTTTTATTATTAATATTATGATAAAATAATTGAGGTTTTTTCCAAAAATCTCTTGCTGCATTAATGTATAATGTATGAATATAATTATCAATAGAAGGAATTTTAATATTTTTAGTATTAAAATTAATAATTTTAAGATGAATACTAAATAGAGTTTCTAATATTTTAGATAAATAATCACATTTTGAAACAATTCTAAGTCTTTTTATTTCTTTATGAATGATAGTTTGATTCCATTTAGGTATATTTTCTAAATTATTTTGAAATTCTTTTAATATAAATTTGTTTTCTTTATTTGTAATTTTTGTATGTTGATATATACTATCAAAACCTTCTTTAATATGTTTTGTTAAAATATTTTTTAAATTTAATAAATAATGTTTTTTAGTTTCTATTAATAAATTATCTTTATTTTTATTATCTATATTTAACAAATTTATATCAACATTATTATTATAAAAATTACTATTCATATTTTATAATTTTATTATAAAATTAATAAAAAATTATTACGCAAAATATTTTATTAAAAAATATTTAAAATTTTAACAATGTTTTATATATATATATATACATTCAAAATATTTTAAAAAATTTAATTAAATTCAGACGGCATTAATAGATTTAGCATATGGATTAGTGTCTAATTGTGAAAGTATATTTGGTTGAAATCTGTAATCATTTTTATAGATAGTTTTATTTTTTGTGACTTGCATTCTATTAATGGTTGGAGTTTCAATATGTACATTATTGTAATTTAAGTTTTCTCTAGTTTGTGTTTGGTCACATTCAATTTTCTTGTGCAAAACATTCATATTATCTATTTGATTGAATACTTTAACACTAGTTTTTGTAGGTTTACGTTCTTTTAATAATATTTCTTTAACTTCATTAATAGTTGCATTATATTTATCATCATATAACATTTGTTTGTCTGCTGCGCTTTCACCAATACCATAATAGTCTTTATTAGATGTATATTGTTTATTAGTGTCTTTTGCATCTACTTTAATATATTTATAAGCATCACTTTTTTGAAGATTACCAACATTACCTGTTTTGCCTTTGCTTTCAGTAGTTTCACGGATAGTTGTTTTAGCGACATATTCTTCAGGATTATAAGCGATTGTATTTTCTTGAGTAGATTTAAAGTTAAGTAAGGTGGTATCGTGTATTTGTTGTTCTTTAACTGTAGTTCTTGCAATGTCATTTGGGTCATAAATAGTTATTTTAGAAGGATTTGTATTTTGAAAGTTACCGAATGTTCTAGGATGAGTAACAGCATATTCTTTTTTGCTTATTTTCATAATATCTAATAATGGTGCGGTGATGCTTTCAACCGCAGATACAACATTATTTTGAACGGTACGAGTTGATAAATCAGAACGGTGTGTAGGTTTCATATTATAACATGGTCTTGATGTTTCTTTTGCGTTTTGAGAATTACCTGCTTGTAAATACATATCGGGTGTTTGTTCAAAATCTTTACTAACACGATTTTTGCTAACATCACCTATATCTCCAGACAAATCTCCTTTTTGACCATCAATAATTCTTCCTTCAAATGTTATTTTTGGATTTGTTAATACTCTTCTTTCGTCAACTGTTTTTGGTAATTCAAATTCTCTTTTATTTTCTTGTTGGATACCACCTGATGGTTCAGAAGTATAACCTTGATTGAGTCCTGGTCCAACTCTAATTTGTTCAAATGGTAAATTATTTGATATATATTTTGGATCAACATAGCGAGTTCTTTGAAATTCCAAGGTGTTATCTTGACCACCTACATTATCAAAATTATTTTTAATATCACCAAAATATTCCACTTCTTTTTTTTTTTTATAGAAACGATTTTCACCAGTGTATCTATCTAATCTGTCTTGTGCAAAATTATCCATATTTATATTTTGAGTTACTTTACTACCAAAAAAAGGTATCATATTATTATGTTTAAATTCTTGTTCATTCATTTTAATATCTGCTAAACGACTATATATATTTCTATCACTCTCTATTTCTTTTTCATTTATACCAACTGTATTATTATTATCTAATACATTACTTGCTCTTTTTATAGTTTCTTCTATAGTTTTATTAAAATGTTTACCAGAATATACTGAATCAACTGAAGGTTTTTCATTTTTACTTATTTTAATTGTATCTTTTGTAAACTGGTCTTTTTGTTTGTTGTTAGAACTATCCCGTCCTATCATATATCCTAAAGCACCTAATCCTGCTATTGTAAATGCTTCCATTTATATTATTTATATTATTAAAATAATATATTTAATATTTATTTAAAACTCATTTAACTCTACTTAAATTAATTAGTTAATTTATAAAAAAAAATAATATTTTATAATTAAATTATATATTTAGAATATTTTTAATTAACTTCTGTTTTTAAACAAGCAGCAACTTTGGGTGCTTTATTAACCTCTAACTCTACATCACCACGTTTAATTGTAACTTTTTCTGTTGTAAAAACAGCTGTATAAGCACGTTGAGTTTTAGTACCATTTTTTAATGGTGTTTGTTTTTCAATAATAAATTTAATAACTTTACCTTCTTTTTTGTCTTTTTTTTTAAGTTTTCTAAAAATTGCTGAAGCAACTTTTTTAGAAGCACTAGAACTGTCACGATTTAAAGCAATAAAATTCATTAAATTTTTTTCGTCTTTATTACTTAATCCTATTTTTTTACCAATTTTAATAATTTTAAATGCGTGTTTTTTTGAACTCATCTTTTATAATTATAATAGAAAAAAAACAATTTATTTTTTATTTTAAAAATAATTTTATTAAATTTGAGTACAATTTTTCCAATTTTGCTCTGTTGCTACTTGATATTGGTCAACATTATTATAAACCGGGTATTTACTAAGTGGGTCATAAAACATTACTACATTTGGGTCAACATTTTCCATATTTATTTTAGAAGGATGAGATAATGACTGTTTTACTGGTTCAGGAATACACGATCTGTGATTATCTCTTGACATTAAATTTGTATTCGCACCTATTTCTAAGCCTCTATTAAATGGTACAATAGCACGATCTTGAGGATTTTGACACAACCATTCCCATCTATTCCATCCAGTTCCACGAAGAGTACAAGGAGGATTGCTTAATAATGTATTTTCACCTGAAAATACTTTACAATCATCATAATGAGTTTTACCTTGTTCAACAAATTTTTTATTAGATTTAATAGGATCAAATTGTTTTGTTGGACATCTTGAATTTTTAACATTTAAACCCATCAATTCACTATCAATATCTACTAATTTATTTTCATAAATACTATTACCGTGTGTTGAATTACGTGCTTCAGGACTAAAACAACCATCGCAAGCATTTCTTGGTAAATTTGTTTGATAATGACCAGAACCTATTGTTGCAAATAAATCTCTTTGATAATTTTCAACATCATATTTACTACTCGAAAAACTCATTTTATCTTTATTATATTTATATTTTTTAAATTAATTAATTAATTAATTTAATTATATTATAATAATATTTTTATTATATTTTTATTAATAAAAATATATGTCTTCAACTAATTTTGTACCTATAGAAAAAGATTTAGATTCTATACAAACTACTAATATTTTTAAATATAGAGTTGATTCTAACCGTTTTGAACATAATAATAAATGTAGAGTAGAATTTGGATTGTTAGGAGGTACAAATGTAAGTCATACTAAAAGTAATATTGTAGATATTGAAAATGAGTTATTAGGTATTACTAAAACTAATTCAAAATGTCCAACTTTTAAATATATGCCTCCAAATGATGATCAATTAAAACCTTCACCACATCATAAATGTAAAATAATGCCAGAACTTGATTTATCTAAAAATCATCTTAAACATTGTAATTTTTTTGATTATCAAGAAATACCAAAAGAACCTACTTTACCATATGATAAATGTCCATATGCCATTTACTATGAAAAACAATAATTTTTAAAAAAAATTATCAGCTAAAAACATAATAATTAATTAATTATAATAGTTTTTTATAAATAATTTAATTAAATAAATAAATAATTTAAAATTATTTAAAAAATATTTATTAAAATATTTTATAAAATTTTTCTTTATTGAATAAAAATAATAATTATTCTAATAATAAAAATATTAAATAATAAAAATTATTAAATAAAAAATATATTAAGATGACTTCTAATGAAAATATAAATGAAAATATAAATGAAAATATAAATGAACAATTAACAGATAATTATGGAACTAAAATTTTTTTAATAAAAACAATACAATCATCTGCTATAAAATGCATTATTGAAGCATTAAAAGAATTATTAACTGATACAGTATTAGAAATTACAACAGATGGTATAAAAATAGTAACAATGGATAATGCACACGTAATATTAGTACATTTAAAATTGCTAGCAGAGAAATTTGAGTTTTATAAATGTAATAAAAATATATCAATAGGTGTGAATATGTTGAATTTATATAAAATAATAAAAACAATTAATAATAATGATATATTATCTTTGTTTATGTATGAGAATGATTTGAATCATCTTAATATTAAATTAGAAAATGTTGAAAAAAACACAAAGACAACATATAAAATCAATTTATTAGATTTAAACAATGAGAAATTTGAAATACCAAATGTAGTATTTAATAGTGTAATTACGATGCCTTCTAATGATTTTCAAAAAATCATTAGAGATATGAATAATCTTGCGGATTTTGTTGAAATTAAAAATGTTAATTCAGAGTTTATTTTAACTTGTACAGGAGATTTTTGTTCTCAAAAAACAATTTTAAGTGATAAAAATAATGAAAGCATACAAATTACGAATGAACAAGAAAATAATATTATACAAGGAAATTTTAGTCTTAAATATTTAGTATTATTTACGAAATGTACAAATTTATCAAATAATACAGAAATTTATCTCAAAAACGATTATCCTTTAATTATAAAATATACTGTTGCTAGTTTAGGAGAAATTAAATTATGTTTATCTCCACAAATTGATACTAATGAAGAAAATTGATAAAAAATTATTTATAAATTTTAATATAATTAATTAAAATGAGATTTAAATATTAAATCACCTATATATTTATCTGGTATTTTAAAATATTTATTTAAATTTTCTAAATTTAATTTTGTTTTATCATTTATCCAAAATTTTATAATACTAAAATTTTTTTTAGGACTTATAGATATTCCGTTTATTATGCTTTCATCTATTAAATTATCTGTATCATTATTTTTTTCTATTAAATTATTTAATACATAATTTAATGATATCTCATTCCAATAATATGAGGTTTCATTTTCTGGTACTTTCATTGACACAGTACCACCATCCTTATTATCATCATTATCCCACTGAGGAAATACATCTTTTTTCATTAAAAAAAACATTCCCTTCGTAATTTTTGTTTTTATTAAAAAATTTAAAACATATAATTCATCTAAAAAATCTATCTTACATAAACTCTCATAAGATTTTTTATCCCAATCTAAAGAATTTGGATCGTGAAAATAAAAATTATAATAATCCTTAAAATCCTTCTCTTTATTTATCTCTAAAATATTTTCCATATTATATTACATATTAAGAATTACAAAATATTTTTTAAATAATTTTATTATTTTATTATTTATTTATTTTTTTATTTTTTTAAAAATAATATAAAATCATTTTGTGTTATAACATTATCATCTAAATTATTATTAGTTATTATTAATTTATAATAATCTAAATCATCTATTTCATTTGATTGTTTTGATATATCTAAATATTTTTCTATAAAAATATTATTTAATTTATTAAAAAATAATAAATTATTATATTTTATAAAATTTAAAAATATTTTTTTATTATTATTAATTAATTTAATTAAATTAATTAAATTATTTAATTTTATTTTATTATTTGTTTGAAAAAATATTTTTTGATTAATAAAAATAGATGTAATGTCTAATTTAAAAACATCAATATTACTATCAATACCTTTATTTTCAATTGTTCTAATTAAATCAAATGAAAAATATTGATTTGTTTTAAATATTGTATTATGGTCAATTTTATAAAAATCATTAATATATTTGTTTAAATGTGTAGTATAATTTTCTTTATCTTTAAAATAATCTAAATTAATTAATAAATATTTTAATTGAATGTTATCATAAAATTCAAAATATAAAAATCCTTCTTTGTTTTTAATTATTTTATTTAATTTTGAATAATTATTACTTTCTATAAACACTTTTATATTTTTTTTTTCTTTAACTTCACAAATAAATTTATCTAAATTTTTTAATAAACTTAAATTATGTATAATTTCTATTTTATTATTTTTAGTATCTAAAAAAATAATATTTAATATTTTGTCTTTATAAATTTTTTTTAAATAATTATTTTTTGTGTCTAACATTATATCGTGTATTGTTGTAATATTTCTTAACATCTTTAATACATAACCTAAAGCCATATCTTTTATTTTTTCTATATTATTATCTAATAATATTTTTTTATAATTATTTAAACTAATTTTAATATTATTTAATGTATTATTTAATATACTAAACATTTTATTAAATAATTTTAATATTTTATAATTAATTATTTAACTAAATTTTTTAATTTATAATTTAACTAAATTTTTTAATTTATAATTTAACTAAATTTTTTAATTTATAATTTAACTAAATTTTATAATTAATTATTTAACTAAATTTTTTAATTTATAATTTAACTAATATTATAATAATAATAAAAATAATAAAATATGCCAGAAGCAGCAGAAATTAAAATTGCACAGGATTTTATTAAAAAAAATTTTTTAAATAAAAAATTAATTAAATATAATTTTAATTCTGGTAAACATTCAAAACGTTCTCCAAAACTTTTTTATAAATTTAATAATAGCTTACCTCTTAAATTAATTGATGTCCATAGAATTGGTAAATTAATGATTTTTAAATATTCAAAAGACGGTACTAATATTGATTGGTGGGTTTGTAATTTTTTTGGATTACAAGGTATTTATAGAACTGAATTAAATGGAGAAAAAAAAATTATAGTTCCCAATTTTGATATAGAAAACAAAAATGTTCACGTAACTATTGAATTTAGTAAAAATAGTAATTCACCATATAATAAACTTTATTTTATGGATGCAAGTGGGTTTGGTTCTTTTTTTTATTTTATTAATAAAGAAGATGACTATAATAAATTAATTTCAAAATTAGCAATAGATATTTATGATAATAATTTATCATTAAAAATATTTAAAAAAAAATTTAATGAAATTAAAAACAAGAATTTAAAAAGAAATGAAATTTGTGTAATTCTTTTAAATCAACATTATTTAGTATCAGGTTTAGGAAATTATTTAAAATGTGAAATATTATATGATGCTAAATTAAGTCCTTTTCGTACTATTGAAAGTTTAACTGATAAAGATATATCCGTATTATATCATTCTATAATAAAAGTTGCTAATCAAAATTTAAAAGCTGGTGGCAAAATGAATAACAAAATTTTAGTTTATAACAGAAAAATTGACCCTAAAGGAAATACTATCAAACACGAAAAAACACCTGATAATAAATATACTTATTGGGTTCCTAATATTCAAAAATAAACATTTTATATATATAATATATCAATATATTTAGTATATATATAATTTAATATATAGTAAAAAAAATTTGAATTATATTATATATAATTAATTCAATATAATTAATTCAATATAGTTAATTTAATAGATTAAAATGAATAATAACAATACTTTGTTGAATAAAGATATTCTTGATATAATATTTATGAATTTAGAAATTAAAGACATATCTTCTTTATCAATTGTTTGTAAAATTTTTAATGAAACTATCGATAATGATTTTGTAAATAGATGGACCAATAAAAACGGACCTCAAAATGTTCTTGCAGAATATAATTTAATTAATGTTATCAATAATTTAGCTTTATCTAATAAATGGTCAAATATTAAAATGCAACTAAATATTGATAATAGAAAAATATTTCAACAATATATAAAAGACAATCACTTATCTATTAATCATTCCAATAATATATTTTTGTGAAAATTGATTTAAAGATTTATCACTATAATATATATATATTTCAAAAATTTTTTCCCAATATTTATTTATATTTTCAGCTTTCATCAATAATGCTTAAAATGAATAAAAATGTGAATAAGATGCTATAGAGTATATCTTTGTTTAAATCTTTTATTAAAACAGCAACTAAAGTCCATATTAAAATATATAAACTATCACCAAACAATGCATATAATCCTGCGTTTTTTGTATAATTTTTAAAAAAATTTATCCAACGATTGCTATAATTTTTTGGATAATTTTTTATTAATGTATAAAACAATAGATCACCTATTATTTGAACAACTAAAAATACTATAAAAAATTTAATTAAATTGCTTTCATTTTTAAATAAATATTTATAAATACGATAAGATATTATAATACCTACTAAAACATAAAATAAATCACCTGCAATTACATTATATACACTAAATTCTTTAAAATTATACCAGATTGAAACATTTTTACCACCTACTATATTTAAAAAAAAATATCTCATCGGAAATTCCATTAATGCAAACGCAACTATCCATATTAATAAATTATCTTCTGAAAATTTTGTTAAATCTCTTTTCATTTATTTTAATTAATATTTATTGTTCTAATATTTATTCTTCTGATTTATTAATCTGATTAATCTTATCTTGTAATTCTCTAAATAATGCGATTTGTGTTTTACACATTTCTCTTATATATAATTCTCTTTTTAAATTATTATTAATATTTTCTTGGTCTATTGGTTTTATATTTTCTTCTATCATATTTTTTATCATATATTCATCATATATTTTATTTGTGAATTCTTCAATATATATTTTTTTTATTTCGTTTAAATTTTTATTTAAATAAGTTCTTAAAGCGCTATCATCTAAATTTTTTTTCTTTAAATTTTCTTTTATTTTATCTTTAATTATTTTACTCATATAATTTAAAAGTTTATTTGCAATAGATTTTTTTTGTTCATTTTTTCTATCATCAATAATATTAAAATTTATATTATCTATTTTATTTAAATTCTTATTTAAATTAATTAAAATAATGTAATTTTGGTTATTATTAGGTTCTACAATTAATTGATTTAATTGATTAATTTTTTCAGTCAAAGTTTTTTTAATGATTTCTTTGATTTTTTTAATAATTTTATTTTTTTCTTCTTGTTCTTTTTTTTCTTTTTGTTTATTTTTTTCATCTACTTCTTCTTGGTCACATACCCAACCTAATTCTTGTTCAGTTTTATAACCTTTTGAAGTTTTAGTGGCATTACAAATTAATTTTTGTTTTATTCTTTCATTTTTTGATATATTTGCTACTACAAAAAATGCATACATATTATCTATTTTTCTTAATTTATCACTATTACTAGCATTATTATTAGTTTTTTTTTCATATATATCATATAATTTTTCATATATTATTGTATTATTAAAAGAATTACTATCATTAATTTTTTGATTATAATACATTTTTTCTTCTTTATAATCACTATTATTCTGATTATTATTATCACTATTTGATAATCCTTTTTTATCAGATAATAATTGAATAATACCATTAATATTTTCATTTATAAATATACCCTCTGCGGCTTTTGTATATCTAAAACATTTTTCAGCATTATTTACATAATTATTTATATATTCATTATCATTAATTTCATCTAATATTTGTGTTAATTTTAATACTGGATGTGATTTTATGTTGGTAGTATTTTGTTTATAATTAATTGCATTATTCATAGCTTCAATTAATCTTTTTTTATTTAATTTTTGATTTGCAATTTTTTCTAATTCTATTAAATTAGCATCTGATATAAAAAAATTTATTTTATTATTATTTTTTTCCGGAATACCTTGCCTAATATTATTTAATAGTGGTGATAATACTTTTTCACTTTTAATTACAGTTAGTGGATTTTCTTTTTTTATAATTTCAACAATATTATTGATAATTTTACCATCAATAAATGTAAAATTAATTCCATTAGAATTATTGTTTTCTTCTGTAATTTTAATCTTATCGTTATATTTTTCATTAAAACCTATATATAATTTTGAATTTTCAAGATAATTATTATCATTTATTTTAGAGAAAATACGATTTTCACTATTAGTTAATTGATTAAAATTATTACCTTTTTTTTTTTGATTAAATGTTAATAAATCTGGAATATTTGCAATTAAATTTTTAATTCTAACTACATAATCATTATTATCATTATTATCACTAGTAATAATTTGAATCTCTATATTTTTTAATTCTATTGAATATTTTTCTTTTTTAAAATTTTCTCGCTTAAAAATCGTTTTAAAATTACCACTAAACGTTTGTATATTTCTTAATAGTTCATAAGTTATTGTAATCTTATTATTATCTATAGTTTCATTAATTTCATTATCTATTTCTTTAAAAATTTCTTTTATTTTATCAGGTTTTAATTGTTCATCTAATTTTTTTAAAATATTACCAAAATGTTCATTTAAAAAATCATCATTTATTTCATTATTATTATTTATTTTTAATAATCCTTCACCTTCTTTTCCAAAACTATCTATTATTTTTTCTTTACCTGGTAAATCACAAATTATAAAAGGAATTTTCTGACCATCTTTATTAATTATTAATTCATAACATAAAATTGACCTTGAACTATCTGGATTATTTTTTGTTTTTTTAATTGTTTTTATATTAATACCATCGTCATTTATTTGACCTTTACTATATTTAATATTATTATTTATTTTTCCTCTTATTTCTTCAATATTATCATTTATACCTTTATCTTCATTTAATTTTTTTAAAAATTTATTTAAATTGTTTGTATCCAATTTTTTTGATTCAACATCTTTTAAATTATCTGTAATATTTATTGAATTATTATTAATACCTATTTCATCATTTAATTCATATGAAATATATTTAAAATATTTATTCTCATTAAAATTATCATTATTTATATTTAAACCCATTCCATATATTTCATAAATTCTAACATCTACACTATCTACATTTTGAATAGAATTTATAATTGACGGTAAAACACCTTTTATATTACCACCTCCAAATACTGTAAAACTTTTACCAACACCACTATAACCAAATGTAAATAACATTAAACCTTCATAATTATTTATCACATTTGATGCTGCCATATAAGGAGCCATTACCTGTGGATTAGTTCCATCAAATATTTTATTAAAATTTAAATTAAAAGGTTGGCAGTTTTCTGGGCTACTATTACTTTCAAGATTTGTATTAGTATTTATTTCTAATATATCGTATTTTGATTTTGATTTTTCATTTTTAATTGTAAAAACTCTTTTATCAACTTCTGTATTATTATTATCACCATTTCCAGTTTGTTTATAATTTTTACCAATTAATTTTGTTATATTATCTTTAACATTATTATTTGTACTGTATTTTTTAATTGCACCGTAATTATCGTTAATATTACAAAATAATTTTACTTTTTGTTCAGAATCTGCTGCTTTATATTGGTCTAAAAAAGGTTTTATTTCAATATAAAATAAACTAGCAAAACTATTTAAAGTATTTGTTTTTTGTGTGGTTTTATTTGAAAAAATATAATCATCTAATAATTTAAAATTAATTACTTGTTCATCTGTAATATTATTATATAATTTTTCAAAAAGTGTTTGATAGAAAAATATAGAAAATAAAATAGGTAAATATATATAACTATCATTTTTTTTATTTTTAATTTTTGTTTTTATAGCATCTAAAATAGTTTTATAGTAAAATAATGTTCCACGTGTTATATATGATTCAAAAGCAAAAATATTTGTTTCTGATATTTTATTAATTAATTGAAAACGATTTCTTATAGATAATAAAGTACATTTTATAATATTATATGAACTATCTGGATATTCAGTAAGTAAATTATTTACTATATTATTAGAGTTATCTTTATTAACTTCATTAGTTAAACCACCGTTTATTAATATATCTTTATATTCTTGTTGTTGTATATTAATTAATTTAATATTATCTTCATTATTTTTTTTATAATAAATATAATTATTATTTGTAAAATCTAAATTAATTAAATTTTTATTTCGGTTTTTACCAATATCATAATTATAATTATTTAATTCTTCACCAAGAGATTGAAAAATATTTTTATCCAATGTTATATTAATTTGTTTATATTGGTCTATTTGTTCTTTTATTTTTAAGTTTTCATTTTCTTCAGTAAAATCTCCAATATTTTTTATAAATTCTTTATTTTTATATTTAATATCTAAAAATTTATCTAAAACATTATCTAATATTTTTTCAATTCTTTCATAACTTTTATCGATATTATTTGTTTGATTTACATTTGTTAAATTATTATTATTATTATTATTATTATTATTATTATTATTATTATTATTATTAACTACCTTACAACTATAATCTAAATCAATAATATATTTTTTTATATAATCTTCAAGTTCTATTAAAAATCTAATATTAGGATTATTTGATTGTTGTTTAATATTATCTCTGTTTTTACAAGAAAAATTTTTTACGATATTTTCTGTAAAATTTTTTAACCATTTTTCACCTGAATTTTCATCTAAGCCTATCTTGTTTAAATTCAAATGTATTTCATCATTATTATTACTTATTTTTTTAATTTTAATTAAATATGAATCTGCATTTTTATAAAATATTTCTTTCATTATTTTATTTATTTTATTTATTTATTTAAATTTATTATAAATATTTTATATTTTAATTTGATTTTACAACAACATTTTCAACTATATGTTTCTGTATATTATCAGATGTATAATCATAATAATATTTTTTGTTTATTTTATATATATTATTATCTATCTTTAAAAATTTATTATTATTAAGTGTATTATAATTTTTATCTAAATAATCAATAGAATTTATATTATTACTTTTATATATATTATGATATTTATTTAAACCTATATAATCAAATTTAATCATAAATAATATTAATTTATAGTTATCTAATTTATTGTTTTGTTCATAGTTTATAATAGATTGAAATAAATTATTTCCATCTATACCAAATAATGGTGTATAATAATTATTTATTTTATTACTATTATTACTATAAATAGTTCCATCTGTTAAAAATAATGGTTTAACGATAGTATTTTCACTACTAAAAACAATATCAATAGTATTTTTTTCATTATTATATAAAGCATTAATTATGTTATTATTTTGTTGAACAATATTATTTATTTTTTCATTAAAATTTTGATTTGTATTTGTAGTATTATTATTATTTATTTTATTTTCAAATCCAAAATTAAGAATTTTTATTAAATTAATTATAAATTTATTGTTATTATTTTTATTTGTGTCTGTATTCTCTAATAATTTTAGCCCAGTAATACTATTTGCTGATTTTAATTGAGGTTGTGATGATGATTGTGGTGATGCTGATGCTGATGATTGTGATGATGATTGTAATGATGATGATTGTGATGATGCTGATGATGATGATTGTAATGATGATGGTGGTGATGATAATGGTGGTGATGATGATGGTGGTGATGATGATGGTGGTGATGATAATCTAACTAATTGTACTCGGCTTTTATTTAATGCTGCTTCTGCTGCTGCTTTTGCTTTTTCTGCTGCTGCTTTTGCTTTTTCTGCTTCTGCTTTTGCTTTTGCTTTTTCTGCTTCTGCTTCTGCTGCTTCTGCTTCTGCTGCTTCTGCTGTTTCTTTTGCTTTTTTTAATTCTTCTTTTAATATTTCTATTTTTGCTGCGTTTTCTTCTTTTTTCAATTCTTCTTCTGCTGCTATTTTTGCTTTTTTTGCTTCTTCTTCAGCTTTTTTTGCTTTTTCAAATTCTGCTGCTAATCTTTCTGCTACTTCTGCTGTTTCTTCTACTGTTGTATTTGCTTGGTCTTGATTTATATAAAATCTTACGTGTCTTAATAAGTTATTTATATAGATTTTTATTTTTGTTAAATCATCCTTATCATATGTTTTATTTATCGTATAAATTTCTTCTTTTTTTTCTATTAATTTATATAATGTCGTAATCATTTCTAATAATTTTTCTTTAGAGTTATTACCTAAACATTCATTTGAATTTGAACTATCTAAAAAACATTCATCTATTGTATTACTCATTATATTTTATTTAATAAATTAAATAAAATATTAATAAAAATATAATTTAACTAATTAAATTTATATTATTTTATATTATTTTTCTTTAATTTTTCCTTAATATTCTTTCAAGATTACTTTATTCATTTTTTTTGTTTTCTACTTCTTCTAAAAGTGTTTTTATTAAATTCAAACTTACTTTTAATTCATTAAATGGATTAACCTCAGTAGGAACACCATTTAAAGGAATAGCAGTAGCTAAAGGAACACCATTTAAAGGAATAGCAGTAGCACCACCATTAGAACCAGAACTATTTACTGTTTGTTCAATATTAATTAAATTTTCTAAAAAATTATTAATAGATATTTTAATATAATTATTAAAATTATCTAAATCATCTAAAATATTATCATTTATTTTTTTAGTTTCATTAATATTTTCTAAAAATTCATTTTCTAATTCATCTTTTTTTAATAAAAAATCTGTAAAATTTAATTGATTTAAATAATTATTTAATTTTGTTTTAAAAGATAATATTATTTTATTTAATTCTGTTTTTGTTATTAAACTTTCAGTTAATTCACTATTTACATTATTTATTTCTTCAACAGTATTATTAATATCTTCTATTTTTTTGTTTATATTTTCAGTTTCCTTTTTAATTTTATCAGGTTTTTGATTTTTATCATTATTTTTAGATTTTTTTAAAGATATTAGAGTACTTATTAAATTTTGAAATTGTTCTAAATTTTTATCTAATTTTTCTAATTTTTTTTTTAAATTATCATTATTAATTTTATCTATTTCTGATTCTATAACCATTTTTATTTAATTTAAATTAATGTTTTTTAATATTTAAATAATAAATTATTAAATTTAAATTTAATAATTTATAAATAATTTATTTAATTTATTTATTAAATTTTATTTAATTCTGTTTAATTTTGTTTTAATATTTGATAAAGGTTCTTTTAAATCTAAAAAGTAATAATTTAGTTTTTTATTTTTTATTTCATTTATTTTATTTAAATAATCATCATCAAATATTTCAAATAATTCTTTTTTAATTTTAACTAAATATTCTTTAGAAATTCTATTTTTGCTTGAATTGTTTATTTGTTTATTAAATTCTTGTTTATTAAATTTATAATTAATTGCTAAATAAATTAAAATAGCTGACATAAACATCAAAATATATACATCAAACATTATTAAATTAAATGTATATTAAAAAAAATTGATTTAAAATTTATAAAATTTATAAAATTTATATTATAGATAATTTTATAAATGTTTTTAAGATGTTATCAGTAGAAAAATTATATGAAAAAAGAAATGGTGGATTGCGTAATATAGGTTCAACGTGTTATGTTAATACTTTAATACAATGTTTATCAGTTTGTGATTCTTTTATGTTGTTTCTTTTTAATCAAGAAGATAATTATAAGGAGAGACTAAATAAAAATAAAAATAATGAATCAGATAATATATTTTTAATAATAGAACTAAAGATGATATATGAAAGTTTAGTATTAAATGGTAATTCATTAATACCAAGAAAATTTATAAAATGTTTATCAAATAAATTTGATTATTTTAATATTTTTCAACAAAATGATATGCATGAAATGTTATTAATGATAATTAATAAACTTAATGAAGAAATTAAATTTACTGAAACAGAAACTAAAATAATTTTTAATAAAATATTATTAAAACATAAAAAATATGTATTAGATAATGATAATATTAATGATGAAAATAATGAAAATAATGAAAATAAATATAATCAATTCAAGGAAGAAAATATAGGTAATTGGTTTAATTTGCATTCTAAAGAATATTCAGAGATAATAGAATGTTTTTATGGACATCAAATATCACAAATAGTTTGTGGTAATTGTGATTTTATTCATCATAATCACGAATATTTTAATTGTTTAAATTTAGAATTACCTGTTCAAGTTAATATAGGAGGACATAATTCAATTAATAATGATTTATATGATTGTATTAAACAATACACAAGCAAAATAATGTTAAATAATGGTGATAATAATGAAATAGAATGGAAATGTGATAAATGTAATTGTAAGAAAAAAAGTGATAAAATAATAAAGTTTTGGAATTTGCCTCCGGTTTTAATTATTAATTTAAAAAGATTTGTGTATGATGCTAAAAAAGATAGATTAAGTAAGAATGATATTAAAATAAATATACCTTTTAATTTAGATTTTAAAAATTATGTTTTACAAAGAAATAATAATATTAATTATGAATTAAAAGGAATTGGATTGCATTATGGAAATATTAGAAGTGGTCATTACGTATCTATGATTAGAAAAAATAATAATAGTGATAATGAATGGCTGTATATAGATGATGAAATTATTAGTGAAACTACTAAAGATAAAATAACATTTCAAAATGCATATATTCTTTTTTATAATCTTAAATGAATGAATAAAATAATTTTAAATTAATTAACATTTTTAATTATATTGATGTTTTAAATTTAAAAATTTGATTTATATTATACAATATTTAATTTTACAATATAATATTATAGATTTAAAATTATACAAGATATATTATAGATTTAAAATTATATAATGAATTATAAAAATAAAGTAATTGAAAATTTAAATAATATATTAGAAATTTCTTCTAAATTAAAAGAAAATGAATATATTAAAGTTGCAAATTATTTAAAAGATATAAATCAAATTTTTGATAAAATACAAAATAATAATTTAATTAATGGTTTTGAAGAAAATAATAGAAATAATTCTTTTATGATTTATCATAATGGGTCATTAAGAACAATTAATTATAATATAAGAGAATTAAATAATATAACAAATTATATACCCGAATTAAATATTTATATTTATAAATATCAATTTTTGAAAAATCTAAATATATTTTATGAAATTAATAGAGAAAACCAAGTTACATTAGAAGAATTATATAATATTAATAGAAGGTTACTAAAAACTTTTAATTTAATGTATGATTCAAGGCATACAAAAAAAAAAATAAAAAGATATTTGAAGTATTGTAATATACGTATTATTTATTTTGATAGTAAAAGAAAAAGTGAAATCATTGCAGAAATACTTAATATTTTAGAAAATTATTAATTAATAATTTAATTAATTAAATTAAAAAATAAATAAATTAAAAAATAAATAAATTAAAAAATAAATAAATTAAAAAATAAATAAATTAAAAAATAAATAAATTAAAAAATAAATAAATTAAAAAATAAATAAATTAAAAAATAAATAAATTAAATTAAATGAAATATCTGATGGTATTTAAAGAATTAATATAATCATATTGATTTTCTGGAAATAAAATAGCGCCTTTTGGGAAGCCTCCTTTTTGTCCTCTACCTGTTTGATTAAAGTATTTATTTAATTTATTATATTGTATTATTTCGTCTGGTGTAATATTTTCTATTTTATAAAATAATTCATCAACAGGTTTTTTCTTTGTATTATTGTTGTCGTATTTATTTTTTAATTTTGAAGATTTAGCTTTGATAAATTCTAAAATTTGTGATTCATTGATTTGTGATATAGAAGTTTTAATTTCTTTTAAACCTGTATCATCAATATTTATGTTATAACTTTTAATAGTTGATTCAAATGAATTTATTAAAGATTGAAGATATGCAAATGTTTTAACAAATAATCCATCATTTGATATTAAATTTGTAAGATTACGTTCATATGTATTTTTAATATCTTGGAGAGTATTTAAATTAATAGAACCTTGACCTGTTTGTGCGGGTCTGTTAAATAAAGCAATAAAATTATCTATTAAAGATTTTACATCATTAAATATAGATTTATTTTCTAATTCTTCTGTAGTTTTTTTAATTGTTGCATTATTAATATTGTTAAGTGTAATATCATCTTGTTTAATATTTTGAATTTGTATATTAATAAAATTAAAAACTATTTTAATATGATAATAAATAAATAAAATTAATTGAATTTGTAAAACAATTAATTCTTGAATATAATTTAAAAAATTTTTAAATAATGTTATTAATTTTTTTACTTTATTTTTACTTATTTTTTCAGAATTTGTAGATGATGATGTAAAAACAGATGAACCATTTGAAACATTTGAAATATTTTGTTGTAATGATGTAGCTTCTGGTGATTTTAAAAAATTATCTAAATTATCTTTTAATTTAATTTTGAAAATAGAAAGTTTTTCATATTTACTTACTTCATTTCTTAAATTATTTAAAAAATTATTATTTTGTACATCTAATCCGTCGTTTTCTGATTCAATATTCTTTAATACTAATTTATTTATATTATTTTCTGTTTTTTCTTCAATATATAAACTATATACATTATCAAGTGTTTTCATTTTAAATTAAATAAATATTTTATAAATTTATTTATAAAAAAAAATTTGATTTAAAATTTTATAGATTTATAATAATATATTAAGTGAACTGTTTTATTTTTAAAATTTCAAAAATGGAAAATAAATTGATTGTATGTAAAAATCACGACGATGCTATAATTCCTAAAAGAGGTTCAGAACAAGCTGCAGGTTATGATCTTTATACTATTAATGAAGGTCGTTTAATGCCTAAACAGACACGTTTATTTGATACAGGTATTAGTTTCACTGTACCAGAAGGTACTTATGGACGTATTGCACCACGTAGTGGATTGTCTAAAAAAGGAATACTAGTAAATGCTGGTGTCGTAGACAGAGATTACACTGGTCCAGTTAAAGTAATGCTTCATAATTTAAGTGATAAAATGTATCAAGTAAATAAAAATGATAGAATTGCTCAATTAATAATTGAAAAAATTGCAACACCTATTATAGAAGAAGTTGAAAGTTTGGTAGATACTAATAGAGGCGATGGTGGGTTTGGTAGTACTGGACGTTAATAATTTATAAATTATCTACATATTGTTTATTTTTTTTAAAAGTTCTTAGTAATTGTAACATTGATGTAGTTAAAATAGATATTGTCATAATTTCAAATAAATTTTCTTTCCAATTTCTAAAATTGAAATTGAAAAAACTAGCAGTTAAAGTTAATATTATTAAAAATTGATAATTAATCTGAGTAAATTTATTTAAAAAATTCTGATCTAAATCAACAACTGTGTAACCTGCAAATGTTGCTGCGAAAATATACATAAAAATTTTAAAATAAAATAAAGAAAGTGCTATATATTTTTCTTTCATTTAAATTTTATTAATTATAATATTATTAATTATAATAAAAATTTAAATTTAAAATTTTCTTATTAATTTTATAATTTAATATAAATGTTGGATTATAAATTTAATTATGATAAAAATAATAAGAAAGTAAATTATTGTAATTTAAATAATATACAAATACATTATTTAACTAATAATAAAAAAATAATTAATTATAATTTAAATAAAAATAATATTAATAATAATGTTACAAACAATATAATATGTAAAGGTGAATGTTTAAATGTGTCTTGTAATAAATGTTTTTTAAAATATATTAAAGATGATAATTTTTTGAAAGATATAAATATTAAAAATAATTTTAATAAAGAGTTTTGTAAAAAAAAAAGTGATAATATTATAATTGAATGTAAAACTAAAGATTTTTATAAACAAAAAAGACATTATGCAAATAATATTTTTTTTAAAAGTATTTAAAAATGTTTAGATTTATTAACTATAAACATTTAATATCTAATAATATTGATATTGAAAAAATAAATTCAAATATGACAGAATCATCAGAAAAAGGTGATATATCAACATTAGAAGATTTAGAAAAAGGTGATATATCAACATTAGAAGATTTAGAAAAAGAATTAGAAAAACTTCAAGAAAATGAAAAAATAGGAAATAATAATTATCAAACTCCACATAATAAAGGTCCTACAAAAGTAATTTTATTTTGTGTATACGGTCAAGAATTTTCTAATTCTTTTGTTATTGGTTGGAGTGAGTTAATTATTCAATGTATGCAACATAATTATCGTCCTTTACTTAGTATGAATTACGATAAAAATGTGTTTTTATCTAAAAATGTTTTATTAGGTGCAAATGTTAATACACATGATAGAACACAAAAGATTTTTCAAGGAAATTTAAATTATGATTATATATTATTTATAGATAAAAATGTAATTTTTACTTTTAATGATTTAACTAAATTAATTGAATCCCCTTATGATTGTACGAGTGGTGTTTATTTATTAAATAATGATTATTCTAATGTTGTTATTAATTTTAATAAAAAAATATACAAAGAAAAAAGTGCGATTAATTTTAGTAAATATAATGAACTTATAGAAATGGACAAAATTGATAACCGTTATATTAGAAGTGAATTTGTTGATATAGGTTGGTTAATGATTAAAAAGGGAGTTCTTGAAAAAGTGTCGTATCCTTGGTTTGATTATGATATTGATAATACAATTAGTATTTTTTCTGATAGTTATGCATTTTGTAAAAAATTAAGAAGAAATAATATTGATATTATGGTAGACACAAATTTTAAAATGATTATGAAATATTAAAATTTATAAAATATATTATTAATAATAAAAATAAAATGACTAAAGGAGTATTAACAGGCGAATATATGGGTTTTAATGTATTTTCTATAATTCCATTAGTTGTTTATGGAATTTTTATTAAATATTTATATGATTTAGAAAATAAAAAAAATTGTAATTGTGCTTTAACAAATAATAGAAATATTTTAAAAAATATTTTATTAATTTTTGTAGGTTTACAAGTAGTTTTGTTTTTATTAACTTTTATTTTAGAACCTCTTAATTTTAATGCGTTATTAATGGTATTAAGTGTTGTTAATATGTTTTTATTTATAACATTTTCTGTATACTTTTATAATTATGAATTAGAATTGAAAAACAATAATTGTAATTGTGCTAATGATAATCGAAAAAGATTTTTTAGATATTATTTGTTATTTACATATGGTTTAGTTATAATACAATTATTATTTCTTTCATATTATTCTGTTTTTATTTTAAAAAATAAAAATAGAGTTTTAAAAAAAAAATTATAATTAATTAATTAATTAAAATTTTAATTAATAAGAATTTAATTAATAAAAATTATAAATTAATAAAATTATTTAATATATATTTAATTAATTAAATCTATTTTATCAGTTATATTATCATTCATAAGAATTTAGATAATAAACTTCATTATCAAACATTTTTAATAAAAAAATATTTTAATAATTTTTTTATTAAAAAGTTTTATTAAATTTAATTAAATAAATTTTTGGTCTAATATTGATGACCTCAAGAACCTCCATATTGAATTCCGTTTTGTTTTCTTTCAATTTTAGGAAGCAATGAAGCTAAACCTCATCCACCTTTCTTATTCATTTTCTCATTATATTCTTTTTTACTAATTCTTGTTTTTTTTTCTTTTCCATTTATCAATTCTATTTTTTGATAATACTTATCAGATTTTTTAACGTATTTCAAATTTTTATTTTTCATTTATCTAATTTATTTTAATTAATTAAATTATTAAAATAAAATTATTAAAAATTAATTAATTAAATTTATGAATTGTTTTTTCTTTTATTATTAAATTAATAATGATAAAAAAAAAATATATAAAATAAATGAATTGGGATAAATTGTTTCCGAAGATTTATATAATAAATTTGGAATATCGTAAAGATAGAAAAAAACATATGATAAAATTATTAGAAGATTTAGATATAACTAATTATGAATTTATTAAAGCAACAGATAGAGATGAAAAAAATTGGATAAATGCATTAATAGAAATAGGGGTTATAAAAAATAAAAATGAATATAAACCTGAAATATTATTTACTAATAAATATAAAAAAAAATTAGAAAGTAATGATGATGACACTAAAAAGAGTTATCAAGGTAAAATTGCTGTAACTTTATCACATCTTAGAATTTATAATAAAATCTCTAAATCTAAAAATTCTAAATTAAATTTAATATTTGAAGATGATATATTTTTAGATCCGAAATTTAATAAAGAAAGTTTTTTAGATTTATATAAAAAAGCTATAAATAACAAAGTAGATGTACTTTATCTTGGTGATTGTATAAAACATAGAAGTCGTGATAAAAAAATTATATTTAAAGGTGAAAAAAATGATTTAATTAAAGTATCCTTTGTAACCTGTACACACTCTTATGCAATTAATTCAAAAACATCAAAAATATATCTTAAAAATATATTACCAATTATTAGAGATATTGATGACCGAATATCTGATATTAATACAAATGAAAAAAATAAAATAAATTATTTAATTTTTAATAAAAATATTTTTAAACAAATTGAAGATGCTAAGAGTGATATTGATAAATTTAAATTTAATAAAAAAAATATATAATTAATTATATTAAAATTATTAAATAAAATTATTAGATTTATTAAATAATTGTTTAAAAACTTTTTTATATTTTATAAAATTATTATTGTTTTCTTCAGGATATAAAATATTAAATTTAATTATTAAATCTCCTATTTCATTTTCATTTTTATAATTAATTAAACCATTTTGTTTGTATATAATATTTTCGGTTGGTTTAAAATATTCTGTTTTTTCTATATTTTTTATATATTTATTAATTTCTTTATTAATTTCATCATTGTTTTTAATTTGTTCTAAATCAATATTATTTAAAATATTAAATTTTTTTTGAAATCCATTAAATAATTCATTTAATGTAATATCTAAATTATATATTAAATTTAAATTATGAATTTGTATATTTTTATTTAAATTATATTTAATAATAATTTTTAAATTATCAAACTTTTTATTATTTAAATTATAATTACCTTTTTCTTTTAAAAAAACAATATAATTATTTGGAATACCCCTTGGTATTTTAATTTGTATAGTTGTATCTTTTTTCATCAAACCATTTTTACAGTTAGTACATCTTCTTTCACTTTTTAATAAAATACCTTTTCCAAAACAAGAACGACAATTCGGATTAGGTGTTAATTTAATAAATGATAAATTATTTAATTGAGGCATACAATTAACACATCTAACTATATCATTTGGATGAAAAGCACAAGTACCATTACATTTAGTACATAAATTATCTTTTATATACTTAATTTTTCTGATTGAACCTAATAATATTTCTTCTATTTTAATATCAATATCTATGGTTTGTTCATGTTTTTTTTGTTCTTTTGAGTTATTATTTGATGATTTATATTTATTATGAAAAACATCAAAAATATCTGTAAATTCTTTAAATATTTCTTCTGTATTGAAAGAAAAATTTTGTTCTTGATTAAAATTGTTAAAATGGTCGTGTTGCATTTTTTGTTCATCATCTATTAAAATATTATATGCTTCATTTATCTTTTTAAACATTTCATCATCACCATTATTTTTATCAGGATGATATTTTAAAGACAACTTACGATAAGATTTTTTAATGTCATCCTTTGTACTATTTTTATCTATTTCTAATATTTTATATGGGTCTATTATATTTTGATTGATTTGAGTATTCATATTTGGAATACCTCCATTATTAAATATAAATGATGGTATATCAAAATCAACAAAATTATAACTATTATTCATATAAAAAGTACGATTCATATTATTAAATTATTAATTAATTTAATTATAATTAATTTAAAAATTTTATTTTTAAATTAATTTAATTAATTAAGTTAAAAATAATAAAAAAATTAAAATATAATAAATTAATTATATTTTAAATATGAATGATAATATTAATCCATATGAAATATTGGGTGTTTCTAAAAATTATGATTTAGATGAATTAAAGCAAAAATATAAATTGTTAGCAAAAAAAGTTCATCCAGACAAAGGAGGTTCAGAACAATTATTTAAATTAGTTACATTGTGTTATAAGAAATTAGCAGAAGAATATAAATTAAAAAGAATTAATAAACAATTTAATGAATTAAAAACAGGTTTTAGTGATTATAAAGATAAATATCAAAATAATACAACATTTAATCCTCAAAATATATATCAAAATAAATATCAGAAACAGAAAAAAAATACACAAGCACAACCAGTAAATTTTAAAGATATGTTTAATAGAATATATGATGATAATAAAATACACGATGCGTTTGACGACGGTTATGGAAGATTAATGCATAAAAGTGACCCTAGAAGAGAAGACATTAATATTGAAAAAAAAGTAAGTTCTATGAAAAATTTTAATAATACTTTTGAAAATCAAAATATCTCCAAAATTAATAAAAAAATGATTGTTTATAAAGAACCTATCGCATTGCCAACATCTCATAAAACACTTAAATATGCTGAACTAGGAGTTAACAAAATAAATGATTATTCAGATAGCTCTCAAAATCTTGAATGTATGGATTACAGAAAAGCACATTCTACATCTCGTTTAATTGACCCTAGATTAGTTAAACAAAGAGACGATTATAGAAGTCTAGGTTCTATTGAAAGTGCAAGAAGTAATATATCATATCAAATGAGTGAAGAAGATATGCTAAAAGAAGCATTAAAACAAAAAAAACAACAACTTAAAGAACAAAAAAGAATCGAAAAACAAAAACAAATGGACAAATTAGCAGAACAAAAATTTAATCTTATCAACCAACTTATGCTTCAATATAAAAAATAATATAATTAAATAAAAAAAAATTTTTAAATATATATATTTCATTGTGATATATTTTTAAATACTTTTTAAAATATTTATTTTTCTATAAATTTATTTAAAAAATTAATTTTATTTAAATATTTATCTTTTTTTGTTATTTAATATAAAATTTTATGTTCTTTTATTGCAATTGGTGCTAATTTTTTTATAATATTTAAGGGTATTTTATGATTTAATTGACTTAACCATACAATTAATAAAACACTAGAATAAGTAAAATACATTTCAGGTCCAATATGGAAATTTTTGACTAAACAATGAATATTATTATTAATTTCTTCATCATTTTCATAATTATTTTGAATCATTTAATAATTTTATTATTTTATTTATTATCTGTTCTATCTTTTCCTCATTTTTTTTTTATTTATATTTAATGCTATTTGTGTATCTATATCACTTGATAATTTTTTTGAACCTGTTGGATAAACTGATATCTCATTATTATTAAATAAACAACAATTCTCTAATTTATTATTTATTTCATTCGCATAAATTTATCTAACACCATTTATTAAATTTCTTATTTCTATTGGTATACTTTCATCTTTCATATAATTTGACCATATTTTATTTTTTATATTATATTTATAGAAATATTTTGTAGAACTCTTTACCCTAATCTTTACATTCAAATTTTTCCATTTATTTATTTATTTATTTTTTGTTTAATTAATTTAAAGTTGAATTAATTTTAGATAAACTTGATAACAATGAAATGTATCGTATTCCGCATCGTGTGCATTTATTATTTCTTTATTATAAAAATGTTTATAGGCTTCACTTAACTTAGGCCATTTATGATAATTTAATATTTTATAAAATTTTTTCATTGTACAATACAATTGTTTATTATTTAAAATATCTATAAAATTATCATTATTATTTATTCTATATATTTCTGATAATATTATATTTAAATCAAATTCAATATTATGTGCTATTATTATATCTATATTATATTTATTAAAAACATCTTTTAAATTATCTATTAAATATTCTATTGATATACCCGCTTCTTTCAAAAAAGTTTTCGTTAATCCGTGTATTTTTTGTGCTTTGTTACATAATTCAAAATCAGGATTTATATAAATTGTTTTTTTCTCTAATATCGCATCATCATTATTTAATACCAAATAACTTATCGATAATAATCTAGCATTTTCAAAATCTTCTGTATTTTTATAATCAAATAATCCTGTTTCTCTATTTTTCTTTGGTATTCCGTTTGTTTCAGTGTCTAATACTATTTTAATACCCATTTTTTTTTTCCTTTTCTCTATTGTCCAGTATTTATTTATTCTTTTTTTTATTTTATCTAATTTATAAATTCTTTTTCTTTTTATAATATAAATCTTTAATATATCATAAATACTTTTTTTTTTTTTTATTATTGATTTTTTATTATTTTTTTTCTTATATACATTATTTTTTTTTATTATTTTCATTTTATAAATTAATTAATTTGTAAATTTTAATTAATTAATAAAAAATCAAATTTTAATAAATATAATAATAAATGAATTAATAAAATTATAAACTAGTTTATAAATTTTTTAATTTTTCTATATCGTATTTTGTTAAACATTGGTTGTCTATACATAATTTTTTTCCATTATCTATATAAATACCAGATTTTATTTGAACCGGATTTTTTGAATCAATTACTGTTGTATTTGTTTCATTCCATTTTCCTTCCCCACCAATATAAATATTTTTATTTTTATTACCAGGTCTAATATAAGTATGTCCATTAATATAAGGAAAATGAGAACATAATCTTCCTGTACCTTTACCACATATATCATTCGATTGATTGTGTTCTGCCCTAAAATGTTTAGCGTGTGTTAAATAAATATTATGGCTGTTTCTTTTACCAGGTCTAATATAAGTATGATTATTAGAATATGGAAAATGAGAACACATTCTTCCTTTTCCTAAACCACACATATCATTTCTTTTTGAAACAATATGATTAAGATTATTACCAATTAAATTATTTCTATTATTTTTTATATTTAATAAATTTGCATAATCTACATAAATATTGCTATTTTTTTTACCAGGTCTAATATAAGTATGATTATTAGAATATGGAAAATGAGAACACATTCTTCCTCTACCTGTACCACACATATCATTTCTTTTTGAAACAATATGATTAAGATTATTACCAATTAAATTATTTCTATTATTTTTTATATTTAATAAATTTGCATAATCTACATAAATATTGCTATTTTTTTTACCAGGTCTAATATAAGTATGCTTATTTTTATATGGAAAATGAGAACACATTCTTCCTCTACCTGTACCACATAATCTAGTATCTTTGCCATCTATATGAACATTTGCACCATTTTTTTTAGATATTTTTAAATCACCAGGTATACTTAAACCATCATATCGAGTTTTTCCATCTTTTGATGATTTATCTATAAAATCAGATACTAATAATTTACTATCAAATAATGTTGTTTCTGTAGGTTCTGGTATAGGTATATCTTCTGTGTTTATTAAATGTTTAATTTCAAAATCAGCATCTATTAAACCTGTTTTTTCATCTTCAGAAAATTTTTCTATATTTTTATAATTAGCAAATGATTCTTTAGAATAACAACTAAAATTATTATCTTTTAATGTTTGTGCTATATCTGGATTATTACAACATATTTGATTTTTTGTTTTTTCTTTGTAACTTAAACTATCCAATTCAGATTCAGATAATTTTGTACCATCCGGTTTTCTTACCTTATTACTATTTAAATTACAAATATCTTTTGCATAAATAAAATTAGTTAAATTATTTAAACCTTTTGTATGTATATTAAAACCTTTTACAGTACTTTCTATATTAGTATTTATTTTAGTATTTAATGCATCTTTACTACTTTTTATTTCTTCTTTATTTTTATTAATTAATTCCTTTTTTTTTACTTGGTCATATATTACTATTTTTTTAAATAAATCAACATCATTATACATTTTAACTAATGTATAACTAATTATTATTAAACTTATAATTATAATTACTATAAATAAATATTCTAACATATTTTATATATTTAAATATATTTTTATTAAAATAATATTCAAATATATAAAATAATTTTATATCTGTTCTAACGAATCAGGTTTTATTCTATAACAAATATCATTTCCATTCTCTTTTTTACAGAAATTTATATTATTAATATCATATTTAAATTTCAAAACTTCTTTATCAATTTCTATATAATTACTTATATTATTATTTAATTGTTTAATTAAATTAAATACTTTTTTTTCACTTTCATCATATGTTTTTTTTATATTATCTTGTACAATTGGTATAATTTCTTTAACTAATTTTTTTAAATCTTCTTGTTTACTTTTATTATCCTCTATTAAATCACTAATTTTTTTTAATTTATCTTTTAAATCTACTTGTGAATTATCTGCATTTTCAAAAAATTCTATTATTGGACTATTTATATAAGATTCAGAATCTCTACTATTTTTATAATTATTAAGTTGTTCATTTAAATATTTTAATAGCATATTTTTTTCTTTTTCTGTTGTTGAATTATTCATTATATCTATTATTTCATCAAGAATCTCATTAAAATATAATTGATTATTATATACCTTATTTAATGTTACATCAATATTTTCTTCTTTTTCATCGTGCACTATTTTAATTTTATTTATATCATTATTAATTTTAAATAAAACTATTATTATAACAATTATAATAATTAAATTCAATAAACTTATAATATTCATTTTTATTTTATATATACATTTAAATATATATATATATATATAAAATAAAATATAAAAAAATAATTGAAAATTTTATATAAAATTTTCAAAACGACAAATAGGACAATTATATTTATGATTTGTTATCCAATTTGATACACCTGGACAATCTATATTTAGATTACAATCTGTTCTCCAATGAAAATTATGATTACAACTAGTATTAATTACTATATCATCATCTTTAAATTTATTACTACATATTATACATTCATCTTGTGATAAAATTTTTTTATAATCTTCTTTCTTGTATAGATTTCTTAAATTTTTATTTTCTAATAGTTCTCTATCAGACCATTTAAAAAATATAATACCTATAGTATTCTTTAATAAATTTTTATCATATAAAATAGATGATTGTATTTTTTTACATTTTTTTTTTCTAAATTTATACATTTCAGTTAATGTATAATCATCCATTAAATAACCATCTATAATAAGATTGTAACATATATTAATGTTTTCTAAATGATTTTTAATATAATAATTTTTTTGTACTAATGAAAATGTTTTATTACAAATTCTATTTATTAATTTTGTATAATTCTTTGCTATAACTATATTATTAATTATATTTGGTGATGTTCTTGCTTCATCATTATCATTATTTAATAATAAATATGAAGTAGTTAATTGATTATTATTTAAATTATTATTATAATTAAAAATATTTCTAAAAAAAAATAAATTATTTTTATGATAATATATAAAATTAAAATCTATATTATTTGTTAATAAATTTAAATTATTAACAAAATGTTTATTTGATATAGTATTTGATATAATATTTAAATTTATAATCTTATTAGAATACGAAAATTGATAGGTAATAAATTTATTTATAATATCATTTTTTATATAATATCTATTAAATTTAAATAATTTAAATATATCACTAATCAAAAAATTTGTAAAACTTGATACTATATTTTTATTATCAAAAATTATATTTATATCATTTATATTATTTATATTATTTAAATTTTTTTTATCTAATTTAATGAATTTATTTATATAATCTTTATCAATATTAAAATTATTATTTTTTATAAATTTATTATTTATTAAAAACAAATTTATTATTAAATCACCAAATATTATACCATTATAACAATTTATTAATTTAATTAATCTAATTATTTTATCTAAAAAATCATCCAATTCATAATGTTCATCTAACTTATACATTATTATAAATCTAATTAATAAATTATAAAATTTATTAATTATTATTTTAAATTTATTTTTTAAATTTATTAATTATTAAATTTATTTTTTAAATTTATTAATTATTAAATTTATTTTTTAAATTTATTTTTTAAATTTTTAGAACATAAAAGGGAATTAACATAACAAACATACCAATATTGAATATTAAATCATCTAATGCTCTAACTGCTCTAAGACCATCATCTTTATACAAAAAATATTTTTTTCTATACATAATATTAGAAATGATATAAACTATTGTAAATAATACTATTAATGATATAAAATATTGTTTTATAAATTTAGCAATTAATGATGAACCTTCTGATGATTCTTGTGTACTTATCATATAAATCAATAAAATTATAACTAATGATAAAAAGAAATCAATTAATACAAATAAAAATAATTGATATGTTAGAGACGGTGGTTCTTCTCCTCTTAATAATACTTTTTCTGTATAAATTTGACTCATAATATTACTGGATACTCTTGAACTTAAATATAAAACACCTATACGGATTAATATTGCAACATATATTATTATATCTTGATTATTTGACACAATATTATTTGTAATTAATTTTGCTTTATTTGTAGCATTTAAAATTTCACCACTTACATTCATTTTACTTGACATTATTTATAATATATTTATATTTAAAATTAAAAACATTTTTATAAAAATTAATTTAATATTATAATTATTTTTTTAAATTTAAAAGAATAATTATAATATTAAATTAAATTTTTACGATTATCAGAAGGATTTTTATTAAAATTAAGATTACTAGCAAAATTTTTAAAAGAAATTAATATTAAAATTATACAAATAATACCTAATACATTAATTATTACAGTAATAATAACTGATATATTTGAAATGAATTCTATTAAAGATTTTATAAAATATGTATTATTATTATTATTTTCTTTTTTTAAAATAATATAACTTATTTGTTCAATAATAAAAAATATATCATTTAACAGAAGTATTATTAAAATGAATGATATAGTAGATATTATAGTAATTATAATTATAATTATGTAAAATGCAGTTATTAACATTAATGATACTAAAGTTATATAAGTAAAACTTAAATTTTCTTCATAAATATTTGTTTCATTTAATTTTTTAAAAATTTGTTTAATTGTAAATACTAATAATACTATACTTAAAAATATAATTAATAAAATTGATAAAAATTTTAATTGTTTTTTATCAAATAATTTAGGTGATTTTTTTTTTAAATATTTAATAAATTCATAAAATATAAATTTTTTTTTATTTATATTTTCATTACTATATCTTAATTCTAATTCAAAATCTTTTAAAAATTTATTTAATATATCTAAATTAATTTTTAAATTATATAATATTACTAATATAAATAAAATATTAAATATATGTAATATATTTTTAAAATTTTTAATATTATCTAATCCTTCTATAATTTTATTTGAAAATAATTTTGATATTACTGGATTATCTTGAATCATATTTGTCATTAATATTGGATTAGATAATATTGAAGATAACTTTTGTAATAATTCAGGCTTCATATTTTCCTTTTTAAATTTAGATGGAAGAAAATTTTTAAGTTTATTCATATCTATAATATTTATTTTTAATAATATTATTAATAATAAAAATTATATAATTAACATTTTTAAAATATAATATTAATTATTTAATTATTATAACCATATTATAAAATATAATATTAATTATTTAATTATTATAACTATTATTATAAAATATAATATTAATTATTTAATTATTATAACTATATTATAAAATATATAAAATATAAAATATAAAATAATTAGTAATTCATAATTATTAAATAAATTATTTAAAAATATATTTGCTTCATTTTCACTATTTATTTTTTTATTTAATTTTAATATAATAAACAAATAAATAAAAATTAAATTAAATAAAATTAATAATTTAAAATAACTGTTAATATTAATATTTAAAAAATTTTTAATAAAAAACATAAAAAACATAATTGCAAATATCCAAAATATAGTTAAAACCCAATATAATATGGAAATTTCTTTATAAATTTCTTTATAAATCATATAATATATAAAACATAACATTGCAAATAATATTGTTATTGATAAACTTATATAAATACTAAAATATTTATTAGATATTATAAAATTTATTAAATTATTATTATTGTTATATTTATTTAAAATAAATTTATAATTTAAAAAAGTTATAACTATTAATATAAAATATAATATAAGATTTTTTATAATTTTTGGAAGAAAATCTATTTTGATTTCTTGTTCAGGTTCAAAAGGAATATCACAAGTATAAGAATTTTTCATTATTTTATTTCAATTAATATTATTTAAAATTAATTAAAAATTAAAATAAAAATGAATTTAAATACAAATCATCCATTAAATAATAGAATAATAAAATTAGAAAATTTACAAGATAATCTTTGTAATTCTGTCATTCAAATTAATGACAGAATTGAAACATTAGAAAAACAAATATTAAATAATCATCAAACTATTAATTTTGTATTAAAAACTCTTCAAGAAGATGTTCAAAAATTAAAAGAATCACAAAATACAATAAATAAATCATTACAAAATACAATTAAAAATAAAACTATTAATCAAACAAAAAATAAAAACTCAAAAGTAAATCAACAACAATTTTCACAACAATATTCTCAATATGATGATACCTCAAGCAGTGATGATGATTATTATCAAGAACCACAACAACAACATAATTCAAAAAATATTAACTATAAAAGAAGAAATGTTTTTTAAATTTAATTTATTTAATTTAAAAAATTAATTAATTAAAAAAAATTTTTCAGGACAAATTAATTCTTCAATATTATTTTTCATATAATTTAAAATATCTGGTTTAAGTTCTTTATTAAAAATACAGACTTCTTTAAGTTTTTTATTATGAAATATAAAATTAAAATTAAGATTTTTATTCCTATTGTAACCTAAATTAATTATTTTTAAATTATTCATATTTTTAAAAGCATTATCTGTTATATTTTGATTATGTATTAAAATAACTTTTTCTAATTTTAATTTATTTTTTATTCCTTTATCTGTTATATTCTTATTTAATGTTAAATCTAAATTAATTAAATTGTTTAAATAAATAATTCCATTATCTGTTATTAATTTATTTTTTGGTATAATTAAATCAGTTAAATTTTTTAAATATTTAATATCATTATCACGTAATTCACGATTTTCTATTAAATTTAGTATTTTTAAATTACAAAAAAAATTAAAATTTTTTATTTTATTATTTTTTGAATTATAAATATAATTATAATCATATAAATTTATTATATCTAAGTGTTTTATAAAATTATTATCATATTCTCTATTTATTAATTCTTTATATTTATTTAAATCTTCTAATTCAAAATATATATATCTTAAATCAAAATTATAATGTTCTAATACATCACTTATATTTTTTTTATTAAATTTTAATAAATCTAAAATTTTGATTAATAACTTCGAATTTATATTATCATTCAATAAAAAATTATTTATTAAAAATATAAATAAATTATAATCTATTTCATATATCATTTTATTATCTAATAAATTATCTAATAAATTAAATAATTATTTAATTATTAAATTAAAATATATTATTTGATTAATTAATTAAATAAAATGTTAAATATTTTTAATAATTAATAAAATATATTTTTAATAAATATTTTTAATAATTATTTTGAATTAACTTTTAAAGTCCATATAACAAAAACAATAATCAATGGAACTAATATTCTAAGATAATGTTCATTTTTTTGAGAAATATCATTAGTTGTTAAATATCTATTAATATTATATCTTATTAAATCGTGTAATGATAATGCTAAGACACCTACAAGAGATAATGTAATCCATTTCATAACATCTTTTCTTTTTTTAGTATATTTTTCCATTATATTATCAGAATTTTTTGATTTACTTAATTCATTTTTCAATTCATTTATTTTTTTTTGTTTATTAATTTCATTCTGTATTTTTTGTATAGTATTATTATTATCAGGATTTTCATTAGAATTTGTTTGATTGTTATTCAAATTAGGAGTATCATTCATAGGATTTAACTGATTCGCATTTACATTCATCATAAAACCTTCATTATGATTCTGAACGGGAGGTGTTGTATTTTGAGGACTTGGTGGCATTTGAGAACTTTGAGGAATTTTATTTGTTGGAGCATTAGAATTTAAACTACCAAATACATCACTTATATCTGCCATTTTATATTTATTTATATTTTTAAAAATAATTTTATTAAAAATTTAATTAATAATTAAATGATAAGATATTTAACTAAACTTGGTCTAAGATAAAATATATCATTTTTTGAATTCATACGTCTTAATAAATATTGATATATTAAACATAAATTTTCTTTTTTATAATATATATTATAATTTAATAATTTTTTATCAAGATTATTAATGTAATCTTTTAAAATATTTATTTTTATGGTTGATGTTTTTATACAATCAGTTCCTCTTACACTTTTTTTCTCTTTTTTTTTATTCAAATCAACTATCTTAAAACTAATATTATTATTTTTCAATATATCTACAAAACCCAATATATTTATATCACTATTTTTCAATTCTTTAATATATTTAGTATAGTTATTTTTTAATTCATTATTTTTTAATGGTGGACATTCTTCTAATTTATTATTTTCTAAACAAACAAAAACTCCACTATAATAATTATAAAAAGCCTCCATATTATCATTCTCATCATAACTTATTAATTTCACTTTATTCAATGATTTTTTTATATTTTTAGTAATTTTTTTATTTAGAATATTTTTAGCAATAAATAAATACAATTTTAATAAATTTTTTTCATTTAAATTATCTATAACTATATCCCATATAATTTCTACATAAGATTTATTTTCTTTCTCCTTAAAATCATTACTTTTATTAATAAAAATAATCTTTAAAATTTTATCTAATGTATCATAAAATTTCTTTAATTTTTCAACTAATTCAACAGATTTTTGTTTTAATTTATTTTCAATCTCTTTTTCAGACAATTTTTTTGTTGATAAATTATCATTAACATTTTCTTTAACTAAATCATTTAAACTTGTTATATTTAAAGAATTAGGCATAATTTTTTTACTATCTTTTTTTTCATTTAATAAAATTTTTTCATCATCAATATCATTTGGTTGAAATATATATTCATTTCCTTTTTTAATTAAATATCCAATTCTTTTCTTTTCTGTTATATTTTTATTTTTACTATTTATTGTATCTTTATTTACATTTAACTCTTTTCTTTGAAATAATGTTTTGTTTTTAACTAAATCTTCTAAAGCATAAAATAATATTTTTTCATCTATAATAACTTCTTCTAAATTTTTTTCTATTTCCTCTAATTTAAAATGATTTTTAGAATTTTTAAAATAAAATAATTTAATATGTTCTTGTAATGTTTTAATATCATTTTCTAAAATATTTTTATTAAATGTTTTATCATCTAATTTATCTTTCTCTAAGTTTAAATTACATTTTATATTACAATCCATATAGTCACATATTTTACTATTATTTTTATCACTTATATCAAAATTTTCAATAATTTTTTTACTTAATCTAGTATCAGGTAATTGAATTGTTTTTTTAATGTTTTTAAAACTTAATATATCTTCATTTAATTTACAATCTACACTATTTTCTTTTATAATTCTTTCAATCATTGATATTTTTTTTTGTTTGTTTTCAGATATACGATACATCCTAAAATCAATTGTTTCAATATCTTTTAATTCATCTATATTCATATTAACATAATTAAAAATTAAACAATTTCGCTTTTTTTCTTCTAAATCAAAATGAGAAAAATTACGGACACTTCTACCATAAATTTGTTCTAATCTATTTACATTAAACCAAGGGTCAAATATATGTGTTTGTCTAACTCCTTTTAAATCAATACCTTCTGAACCACTTTCAGTTATTAAAATAAATTTTATCTTTTCACCATTAGTATTATCTTTTGAATTAAATTTATCAATATTTTTTAATTTGTTTTTTGATAATGAATTATTACCACTTATAACTATATATGAACCCATTTTTTTTGTTTTCTCTAAAATATTTTTCAATGAAGAATTATCTGTTTTCTTCTCTAAATTACTTTTGTTTAAAATATTATCATCTGCATTATTAATACCTAAATGTTCTAAACACATACAAATTGGTATAATACCTGAATACAAATATCTTGAATAAATTAATACTTTACCATCTGAATGAATTGCATTATCAATTAATAATTTCATTTTGTTAGAAAAAAAAGAAATATTATTATAATTTAAAATCTCTCCAAAAGAATTTAAAATATTATCACGATATTTAAAAGAAAATTTTGATTCATCTTTTTTAAATATTTTATTAAAACCTTTTTCACCATAACAATCTCTAATATCATAATCATCTTTAATTTCTATATTACCTTCATTAAAATCAAAAACACTTAAAGAAGGATAAATAAGATTAGATATTTGTATTTTTTGTTGGAAATCAGTAGAATCTTCATTGTTGTTATTTGATTTAATATTTGAATAAATAGAATGCTGTAAAGATGTTAATTTAGTTTTAACTAAATCTAAATATTTAATTTGTTCGTTATCAGGAATAGATTGATTAAAAATATCGTTTTTAGGATATTTATTTTTTTTTAATAATTTAGAATAATTATATATTTTTGGAGACAAACGAACAGGAAATGTATATGGATTTTCACCTCTCATATAACTAATATTTTTGTTTGAAATTTTTTTTAATATTTTTATAAAATCTTTATTTAAATTATCATTATTATTAAATATTTTTATATTGTCATTGTCTTCATCTAAATTATTAAATAAACTTTTCTTGTTTTCACTTAATTCTATTAAATTCATTATAAATTTAATTTCTTCATAAGAGTTAAACATTGGTGTAGCAGTTAATAATACCAATACGTGATTTTGCAATAGTGACAATATTTTTTGAAACAATTTTGTTACGTCTTTACCTTGTTTTTCAGTATTAATTAAACGCATATTATGAACTTCATCAACAATAATAACTCTGTCATCAAAATAATTAATTAATTTTTTATTAAAATCTGTAGGATTAGTATATTTTTTTTTAATTTTTTTAACTAAATTAGCGAATTCTTGATAACCTAAAAATTCATATTCGTCTTCTATTAATTTTTTAACATTTTTATTTAATTTATTAGTACTACTTTTTTGATTATCTACAATTTTGTTTAAATAATAATTTCCTAAACATTGTTTCATATCAATAAAATTATTGTCACTATTGTATTTTGCAATATCAAATAATTGTTTAATATAATTTCCTTTTAATTGAGAAGGTAAAATAACAAGAGTTCTTTTATTATATTTTTTTTTAAAATTTTGTGAGATTTGTATAGAAGAACAAGTTTTACCTACACCTACACCGTGAAATAAAAGAAGAGTTTTATAAGGGGTTTCAGGTGATAAAAATTTTTTAATAAATTTTTGATTCTTTGATAATTCAAAAAAATCATTATTTATTTTTAAAAAATCATCTTTATTATATTTACTTATAGCAAATTCCTTTTTATTCATCAATTTATTCAAAAAATTATCATCGTTTTTATCTGGATATTTATTAAATATATTATTATCTTTAATATCAATATTCTCTTTATTATCACGCAACATTTTCTTAAAATTATCTAAATGATTTTTTAATTTTAAAATATTCTTTTCATCTTCTTCTGTATTTATTAAATCAATTATCTCTTCTATTATGATTTCTAATTTTTTTAAATTTTGGTCTTTATTAATATCATATATTGATATCTTTTTTTCAATATTATCCATATTTTATTAATATGAATATTTATAAAAATTATTATACTTTATTAATGAAAAACATTTTTTTGAATATATATATATTTCATAGAGTTAATTTCTTAAATACTTACCACCATATTTTATTGAAATCCACATGCACGTTCAGTTATACCGTTTTGAAATTGATAACCTTGTGATTTCAAAAATTCTTTTTGTTTAAGTGGGTCACGTGTAGGTTCACCACCCCAAGTCCAGGTTGGTACAATATGATTTGGATTCTGAACATTATTTTTTAAACATTTTATCATTGGAGTAAATTGTAAATCCAATGTGTTTACTTCACTTATTGTATCACATCTTTTCAAACCATAATCATTTCCTCTTTTCAAACGTTCTTCTATCATATTTACTTCATCCTCACATTCACCATTAACTCCACATTTTCTGTATTTCTGATTCAATACTTTTGAATCAGTCAATTCGGCACCATTTCTTAACCTAGAATCAATATCTATATTACAAGCATCCGTATATCCATAACCATTATTTACTACCATATTATTACATTCCGCTACTCCCATATAATTCTTATCACTGCAATCTACGCGAGGATTATATAAATGATATTCATCTAACTTTATGTTTTGACGCTCGTTTGCTGCTAACGCACAATCGTCTAATCCTACACGATTATCTAAATTAACATTTCTATTAGAACAACTCATTATTTATAATATAATAATAAATTTATTTAACTCTTTTAATTTAATTATTTAATTATTTAATTATTTAATTAATTATTTAATTATTTAATTAAATTTTTATTATTAATTATATTGATTACCAATTACTTCACTTACATTTTCATAACAGGCTTCATAATTACCTGATTTACAATTAGGCCTTTGATATAACCATTTTGCAAATGCTGTTTGGTCTGGTACTAAATCTGTATTAGGTACTGTATAAAACTGTCTATCACTAGCATGATTCATAAATATATCATCAGCAGAACGATATAATTTATCATTGAATTTTTCTTTCATACTTTTTTTTACATAATCATTTTCTACGTCACACGCTTCTTTGTCTCTAACATCATCATATTTTGCTAATAAATTTCTATTCATAAAAGGATTATTAACTGTTGGCTTCTTACACACTTTTCCTGTTTTCTTTGATTTTGATAATTCATTCTTAATATAATGTTCCTCTTTCTTTTCTTTTTCTTTTTTATCTGTTGAATACATTACATATGTTACCATTAATACACCTAATAATAAATAAAATAATTTATAATTATTTCTAAATAATATTAATATAATTGTTAAATAAATAGTAAAACGAATTATACTATTTATTTGTTCAACATATGACATATCAGATGTCGGAAAAAAACTTAAAAAATTATCTTTTGTAATTAATCCTTGTATATCTTCAAACCATATCTTTTCTTCACTCATTATTATTTTTTTAATATATTAAAATTTATTATATTTATTTTCATTTTTAATTTAATTCTTTTCATTAAGTTTTTTTTGTAATTTTTTTCTCATTTTTCCTTCTCTACTATTTGGATTATTTTGATTTACATTATTTGTACCACCCATCGCATTCTGCATCTGTTGGATATCATTCATATTCAAATTTTGTGATAAATTTTTAAATATATCACCCATATTTCCCATATTATTCATCATATTACTCATCATATCATCACCACCTTCATTTCCAGGCGATTCATTTGATGTTTGAGAATTTAAATTACTAAACATTTCTGAAAATAATGGATTATTTCCTATATCTTTTTGTAAACCACCCATCAATGAAAAAGCATCCTTTATTAAATCTTCCTGGTTTAACTCACCTGAACTCATCTTGTTTGTTATTGTACTACCTACCTGATTTATTATATCTCCCATAAAATTACTATTCTGTAATATATCCATTGGATTTTTTATATCTTTTATCTTATTTTCATCTATACCACTCAAATCTATATTTTCACTTATCTCTTTCGCTAATTTACCTATCTTACTTTCCTCTAATATACTATTCACTTTTTCATTTTGTGTATTGTCTATACTTATTCCCAATAATGATATATTATGTATTATGTTTTCTACTATATCATCCATTATACCCTCTTCAGGTTCTTTTGAATTTTCAACTCTATTAATCACCTTTAAACAATACACAAGTAAATCATCTAACCCTTTCTGTAAAACAGCATACTCTATCTCTGGTGTTATCTCTTCATCACTCTCCTTTTCATCATTATCTTCTTCATCATTATCTTCGTCATCATTATCTTCGTCTTCTTCTAAAATATCTTCAACATCTTTTTCAACATCTTCCTTTCTCTTTTGTTTTTCTTCTCTTTCTTTTTTATTTATTAAAAAATCTTCTTTTAACATAACTGATTCATTGTATAAATTAGATAATAAAAATAATGTATTAAAATACATTAACAATTTTTCTTTATCATCACTATAAAAACCATTCAATCTTTTTAATGTAATATTCTTAAATATCTTCATCTCTAATAATTCTTCTTTCTCTAATAATTTTAATAAATCTTCTTTATTATCATATTTTTTAATAAATAATTCTGTATTAACATTATTACCTAAATATGTCATAAATTCATTAACATATTTAGAATTTGATTTATCAATCATTTTATAATTTTTCTTAATTGCTAACTTCAAATAATCATCTTTTTTTATTTCTTTAAAAAATTGGATTAAATATTTATTAAAAACATAAACAATTTTATTTTCAATATCCATTTATTATTAATTAAAATCACGAAACTTATTTTTTTAATTTTAACGAGGATTTATTTTTCTAATTTACCTAACAACTCAATATCTTCTCTGTTTTTCAATTTATTTTCATAATTTTTATCTATATGCCATTTAGCAATATTTTTCCAAGTTTCTTTTATATTATGCTTGTAATCTTTCAACTTTAATATACTATTTCCACCTGGATGATTCTTTACAAAATTAGTTAAATTATATACATCATTACCATAATATCCCCATAAATCATCTATTTTATTATGTTTTTTTATTTCTTCTAATGTATATTTTTTTTTATTATTACTACCACCTGTTTTTATATTATTCATAGCATCTAATACATCATCACTCATTTCTAACGCACCCTCTATCCACGCTTGTTTTTTACTAAAATTTTCATTACATACATAAATATTTTCAAAAGGATTTATTAATTCTTTATAAATTTTATCACTGTCTTTATTTATTTTCCAATAACCTGCTGCACAATGCCAATAATGATCATATATCTTTTCTGGTTTTTTTAATTCTACTTCTGGATATAACTTTAATATTTGATTATGTATATAATCTATAAATTTATCTTCAGACATATCTGTTCTCTTTTTTAACATTCTATTCGCATATTTACCATCTGTATAACTTATCATTATCAATCCATTCTTAATATCATAGGGTATGATAAATTTAATGTCTAAATTTGTTGTCGTCTTATTTATATTACTAAACCAAATATCATTTTTTTTATATTTAAAATATAACCTGTACAATGGCTTGCATACAATCGAATTAAAATTTTTATTAAATTTATTTAATTTTTTTTTATCAAAATTATTAAAACTTATCTGTTTTAAACCATGGTGATTTATTGCTAATATTATTTTTTTACATTTAATTTCATTATTTATTAAATATAATGATTCTTTTGTCAATTTTATATTATTTACAAAATAATTTAATTTAAATTCAATTTTTGATTTGTTTTTATTAAATATTTTTTTTGTAATCTGAGATAAACCTCCATTTAATAAATAATAATCTATATTTGTATTAAATTCTTTTTCAAATAATTCTAAACTATTATAAGCATTCATATGAGCATATTCAGAATAATAATTAAAAATATTTTCAAAATAATCTGTAATTCCTTTATATTCTTTCTCTAAATATTTTTTTAATAAACTTTTTATTGTATGTTTTTGTAAATCTTCTTTTGATAAATCTTTTGTTTTTTTTATTAATAATTCAATAATTTTATCAATATTATTAAATTCTTTTTTTAAATTATTATTTAAATTTTTTGGATAAGATTTATATTCTGTTTTATTATCTATTTTTATAAATTTATTTTCTAATTTTAATCTTTTTATTAAATTTATTAATTTATTATGATAATTATTAAATCTTGCTGCACCTGCTTCGTACATCAATCCATTTTTTTTTATAGTTTGAATTCTACCTCCTATATTATTATCTTTTTCCAATAATAATAATTTTTCTTTCTTATTTAGTTTATCACATAGATTTAAACCACTTATACCAGAACCTATTATAACTATATCATAAATCATTTATTTATTATTAAAAATTAAAAAAAATAGATGTATTTTAAATTTAAAAATTTATTATAATAATTTATATAAAATATAATGTATCAATTAAAAGATTATAACAAAAATTATAAATCTGTTAGTTTAGATAAATCTATTAAAAATTTATTTATTGCGAGTATATTATTAGGTATAAACAATAAAAATTTTAATAATGACAACAAAAAATTAAACAAATCTATAGAAGAATACAATATTAAATTAAATAATTTAATAAAAGATAAATTAAATAATAATGAAAATTTTAAAAAATTTAAAAAATCTCATTTAAAAATTCTTGAAGAATTAATTAAATTAAATATAATTATTTATGATAATATTGATAACAAAATTATTTATAAAAATAATAAATACAACAAAAATATTGTTTTATTAAAAGAAAAATCAAATTATTTGCTTTTATTAAAACACGAAAATAACAAAAAAATAACAAAATTGTCAAATAAATCTATAAATGAATCATTACCTATAATACGCAATAATAAACAAGAAACCAAAGAAAAAAATAATCAAAAAAACAAAAAAACTAAAGAAGAAATTAAAGAAGAAGTTAAAGAAGAAGTTGAAAAAGAAGTTGAAAAAGAAGTTGAAAAAGAAGTTGAAGAACAAAAAGGTGGAGGTAATGAAGAAAAAATAATAGATGATTGTTTAATTAATAAATTATCAGAATATCATTCTAATCAAATATATCAAAAAGTTGATGAATATATAAAAAGTATTTTAGATGATTCAAATGATTCAAAAAGTATTCAACATAATTTAAATCAAATAGAAGATACAAAAATAAAAGAAATAAAAGATTTAATATTAAATGATAATAATTATAAATCTTTAAATGCTTTAAATGATGATAATATTATTGATAATCTTATATTTAATATTTCAATGAATTTAATAATAAAATCATATGATAATTTAGATAATTTTATAACTGATTATTTAAATAATTTTATAAGTGATGATTTAGAAGAATCAGTTAATTATACTCAAACAAATACACAAAATAAGGGTGAATCAGATGAATCACTTAATCGACACGAAACAGTACCAGATACACCTCCATCTTCACCTTCACGTCCATCTTCACCTAACAGTGTACCAGGTACACCTGAACCTGAAAGAAACCTACTACAACCTTCATCTAAAAGACCAAAATTAGGTAATCAGAATGGAAACGGAGTTAGTCAGAAAGGGGGTACTAATAATACTAATTTTAAAACACAATATGAGAATTTTAAAAAAACATTTTTAACAGATTCTAATAATGATTCTAATAATAAAGATTTACAATCACAAGTTGAAAATTATAATATAAAAAAATTATTAGAAACAGGTATAGACAGTTTTCACGATTTTGGTAAATTAATTCATATAGCACGAGGTCAAGAAGTTAATAAAGGTGATATTTTTGATACATTTTCACCAGAAGAAATTGATGAAATATGGAACTATAAAAGAGAAATAACTCAAAATACAACATATTTTACAACATATTTATTAGAATTATTTTTTGAAACTTTTAATAATAAAATAGTTGAAAAAATAAGCAATAAATATCCTACTTTAAATAATGCATCTAATATAGAAATTCCATTTAAACCAAGAATTTCACAAAAAAAAAAAATAACAAGAAATTATCAACCATTTTCTGAAGGCTGGGAAAAAAATGCTACTAATTACTATATATATGGTAATACTGAAAAAAAACAAAGAACCCAAAATTTTTTTAGAAATAGTAAAGATAAAACAATTATAATTTTTCAAGATTCACAAGGTGCTAGTGAATCTGTCTTATCATATTTTGGTAATGTATTAATGAGACCTGGTTCATTTTATTCTAGTCTTGATAATACAGAAGATATTACTAAACAACAAATTATTAAATATTTACAAAGTTTACAACTTAATAACACTCCACAATCTATTACTAATAATGATTATATTGAGTATATTAATAAAAATTATAAAGTTTTAATGTATAATCAATTAAAAAAACAAATCTTACAAAGAGTTGGTACAGAAATATTAGCAACAAATGAAAAATCGTGGTATATGGAAACACCAGCATCTGCTGTTGACGGTGCAGGTAAAAATTATCTTAATTTTGATAATTTTGAAGCGAATATAAAAAAAATAAATGAAATATGTGGATTAAATAATGGTAATCAATTAATCTTAAAAGAGATTCCCAATATTGAAAATCAGTTTATTATTAAAAAAAATACTGGTACTGATTATAATTTATATAGTTTAATAATAGAAAATAGTAAAATAGATATATTGAATGAAATAGATATATTGAATGAAACCTATAAAGAACATTTTAATAATATCACATATAGCAAGCATCGAATAGATAGTGATAATTTAAATAAATCAGGTTTTTATAATATTAATGAAACTATTATTGATTATAATTTTGATATTAAATTTCAAATTGTGTTAAATAAAAAAAATGTAGATAATGAAAATAGATTATATCCTGTACTATTAATTTTTCACAATTATTCTACAGATAATAAAAATATAAATAAAAAAATTAAAGATTTTTATGGACAAGTTGAATTTAGTGCAAAAAAAACTATATTAAATATAATTGATTTAGAAAATTTAAATGATTTAAGAAAATTATCAAATTTAATAAATGAATATTACAAAAATTTACGAAATAATAATACAAATGTAAAAGAATATTTTGATTTTTTAAATAATAATGATAATGATAAAATTAAAAAAAAATTTAAAGATATATATAATATATTAGAATATTGGACAATTCTAAATCCTAGTTTAAATGAAAATGATAAACTAGAATATTGGAATTATGACCAAATAAATATGATATTTTTAAGAATTTTATATACTTTAAAAATGATAGGAGACCACGGACAAGTTAACTATATTAAAGCTTTAAAAGATCATGTACTAGGATTTGAAGAAAAAATTTCTGTATTATTTACAACTGGAGATAGTTTAGCAAGATTATATGCTTCTGTAAATAAAATTACAAATGTATCAACAGTTACTTCGGATTTTCCATCAGAAGATTACTGTAGTTGTACACCAAAAGGATTGGTATATTATCCAGAAGAAACAGAAACAGAAACAACAACAATATCATATCAGAGTCAGCAGCAACAAGCAAATACAAATATTGTATTAACAATATATAATTATCTTGGAAATCGTTTTAAAAGACAAAGAACAAATAGTGAATCAATGGACACGACGAACTAAAATGATTAAAATCTATACTTCAAATAGAAATAATCTTTAATTGTTATTTTAGGAATACTAAATATATTATTGTATTCATAATATATTTTGTTTAAACTTTCATTTAATGATTTATCTTTTTTATAAATATATTGGAATTTAATTTTAATATATATAATATGTATAACCAAAAATATTAAATTAATCAAAATATTATTAAAATTTAATATAAAACCTAAATTATTATAAAATAATAATGGTACAATATCTAATATGATTGTGGATGTAAGTTGAATAATAAAAACTTTATAATTTTCAATGCGATTTAAATAATTATCTGATAATATAAAAAATATTTTAAAAATAATGTAAATAATCGCACCTATATAAAACCATATTGATGGTGGTATTTTTATTATTTTTATTAAATACATAATAAACCAAATAAAATACCAAAATGATAAATAATTAATCCACACAGTATAATCTTTTATTTTTTTTATTTCATTGTTTTTATCCATAATATTTTAATTAATTAATTAAATTAATTAAATCAAAAATAATTAATTAAATTAAATCAAAATTAATTAATTAAATTAAATCAAAATTAATTAATTAAATTAAATCAAAATTAATTAATTAAATTAAATCAAAATTAATTAATTAATTAATAAAAAAAAATAAAAAAAAATTTTTTTTTTAGTTTTTTAATTTTTTAATTCATAATATTTTTCAGAAACTTTTAATAAATTGCCAAAATATGTCCAAACTGTTTCTATATTATTATCTTCTAAATCTTTCCAATATCCTTTTAATTTATTAATTAATTGGTCATTAATATTATTATCATCAACATCTTTAATAATTTTATCATAATTATTATGTAAAAAGAAATCATCATTTTTTTCTTTAATTTTGTCTGCAAACCCATTTTCATTAATTCCTTTATAAAATAATTCTAAAGGTTTTTTTTCATCTGCTAATTTCAGCAAATTTAATCCATTCTTAAATGCTCTAAAATCTTTGTCTCCTGGAAATATTTTAATTAATTCTAATATAAATTCAGATAATTGTGTATTAAATATATTAATTAATTTATCCATTTTTTATTATTATTTTATTAAAAATCTTTTAAATAAATTATCTAATTAAATTTTTATAATAAATTATGGTCTGGTCCATTATTTTTAAATAATTCTTTTAAATCATTGCTTCTTTCTTGTTGTAAATTACTCATTCTATCACTTAAAGTATCATTACTTTCTTTTTTAATATCAGACACATTTAAAGGTTTATAATTTAGCATATCACTAATTAATCCATACTGATTAGATAATACAGTATTATTTTCTTCTTCATTCCAAAATGAATAATTATTACTAATACTACCTCTATCATCAAATACAGGTTCTGGTTCAATATGATTTGTTTTACTATTTTTAATTTTTTTTATATATTCTTCAATTTCATTATCTTCTAATTTAGTTTTAAAGTCTTCTAATAAAATAGTAGGAACTTTTTCAATAAATTGAGGTATTTTAAATTTACCATTAGTTATATTTACAAGTAAAAAATTATCTAATGCATTACATTTTATTATACTTTGGTGTATATCATTTGAATACTTACACAAATTAGAATAAAACAATATTGGTTTTCTTTTTCTATCACTCATATTATATCTTAAAAAATATATATATTAATTTAATTTAAAATTTAACACATTATTAATAAAAATATTCTATAAAAATATTTAAAAAAATTGAATAATATTTATTATATTAATTATAAACAAATTATATTATAAATCTGTTATAAATAATAAATAATAAATAATAATAAATAATAATAAATAATAATAAATAATAATAAATAATAATAAATAATAATAAATAATAATAAATAATAATAAATAATAATAAATAATAATAAATAATAATAAAATGGTAGAATTTAAAGAATTAAAGAAAACAAATTCTGAGATAGAATTTAAAGTTAAAAATATAGACACATCTATTTTAAATTCAATACGTCGTATAATTTTATCTGAAATAGAGAATGTTGCTTTTGAATTTGAACCTTATAAAACTGAAAATCCTGATATAAATATTATAAAAAATACAAGTCCTTTACATAATGAATTTATTAAACATCGTTTAAGTTTAATACCTCTTTGTTTTGATGTAAACGAAATTAATGACTTTGATAAAAATAAATATAAATTTATAATACAACAATCAAATAATACAAATTCTCTATTAGATGTTCACACAGGTGATATTCAAATACATAATGAAGACGGAAAACCTTATAGCAAATCTTTCAGAGAAAAAATATTTCCAAAAAATCCTATTACGAATGATTATATTTTAATTACTAAATTAAAACCAAATTTAATCAAACAAGACGAAGGAAATGAAATATATATTCAAGCGATTGCAAGTAAAAATATTGCAAAAAATTATAGTGGATATGGAATAGTAAGTACTTGCGTTTATTATAACATAGTAGATGAAGATAAAGCAGATAAAATATTAAAAGAAAAAATAAAAGAATTAAGTGATAAAAAAAATTTAAATACAAAAGACGAAATAGCTGAATATAAAAAAGATTTTATAAATTTAGAAAAACAAAAATATTTTCATAAAAATGATTATGATGAACCTAATTATTTTCAATATACAATTACTTCTGAATGCAGAATACCATCAGAATATTTATTCTTTAAATCCATATTAATTATCAATCAAAAAATAAATAAAATTATTGAATTAATTATAAAAGAAGAAAATAGTTTTAAATATTTAGATAAAACGATTGATATGTATGAATTAAATATAACTGAAGAAAAACATACAATAGGTAATTTATTACAATCATTAATGTATAACAAATACGTAAGAGAAGAAAGAAAAAATTTAATAAAATTCATAGGTTATAGATGTCCTCATCCATTAGAAAATCATTTATTTATAAGATTGCAAATAAATAATGAAAATGAAGATTTTAAAAACACAACAAATCAAGAAAGAGAAAAATTAATAAATAAAATATTTGTAGATGGTTGTGAAGAAATACAAAATGATTTAAATAATATTAATAAAAAATGGATTGAATTTTCAAAAATTAAAAAAGAACTAATTAAAGAATTTAATTAAATAAAAATTATTTAATATATAAAATAAAATTAATAAAATAAAGTATGAGTATATTATTAGAAACAGAAAATTATAAATTTTACAGTAAAGAAACAAAATTTGAAGAAGATATTATTTTAGAAAATGATGATGTTATTTATCCAAGTGATACAAAAGAATACAAATTATCTATTTTAAAAGAATTACCTACACAATTCGAAAATTACACTGATGAACAACTTAAAAATGAACTTATCCTATTATGTTTAAATAAATGCTCTAAACAAAAATCTACAAATAGTATCAATAATTTATTAAAAATTTTTAAAAGTTTTGAACAAATGAAAAGTAATAATATTAAATCTCCTTTCGATTTTACACATTTAATTAATTATAATAAAAACTTAAATATACCTATTTTATTAGCAGAATTAACAAATTATAGTGAATTTATTGAAGATAAAGATGAAATGTTTAATATCGTAAATAATTATATTAAAAAACTTAATAAAATAAATTACTCTAATAATAATTTAATAGAAAAACAAAAAGAACAATACAATAATTTTAAACCATTTAAAGAAGTTTATGAAAATAAATTAGAAAATCCATTTAATACAGAAACAAATATAAATGAATTATTATATTATTTTTTATTTAATAATCGTAATATATTAGAAAATAATATATATAATTTTTTAAAAAAAGATTATGATTTTATATTATTAGACAACAAAGAAAAAACAGATAGTAATATATTATTAAATAACATTAAAAACAATAATGTGTATTTAATAAATAAAAGACAATTAGATAAATTTAATTATAGATTTTTGTCTAACCGAAAACAAAATTTAAACAAAAATGTTAAAAATATTTATGAAGGTGATAAAACTTCTTTATTAGGTTTTTATAAAAATTATAACAATTCTAATAATAATTATGAAATATTTAATTTACAAAAATATTTTGATAATTTAGAAGAATTACAAGTTAATAATACTGTTAATCTAATATTAAATTATACAAACAAAAACAATATTATAAAAGGAAAAATTAAAGAAATAAAAACTTTTGATGAATATGATAGAGATATTGTACAATTATTTAAATTAAATAATTTAATAATAATTGAATTAGAAAAAGAAATAGAATTATTAAATAATTCTAAAACAAAAATAATAAAATATGATAAAAATATTTATAATAATTTTTATTTGTTTCCAGAAAACGAAGAAATATATATTAAAAAATTTAATAATTTAAAAAATGAAATTATTTTATTTCCAACAAATTATATGTTTTTAGTACAACAAGAATTAATTAATTTAGATAATAAACAAGATGACTTGTCTTCATTAGATTTAGAATTAAATAAAAAAAATATAATAGAAAATTTAATAAAAAAATTAAATAATAATAATTACATAATTAATTTATATAATTATTTATCAAAATTTATTAATTTAGAATCATTAGAATTATTAAAATTAAATAATAACTTATCTATAACAAATCAAGATGATTTTGAAAATGTGTTAATAGAAAAAGGATATAATATAAATAATGAAGACATAACTGAAGAACTTATTAATATTTTAAATAAAAATATTAAAGATTTGAAAAAAGAATTTAATAAAGAAGAAAAATATCAAGCAAAAGAATTAATTGAAAACAAAATAAACAAAGAAAATAAATTATTAAATAATCTTTTGAATTTTAATAAATTAATAAAAGAAAACAAACAAGATTTCGTTTTTAATTTAAATAATAAATTTTTAAGTTATAAAGAATTTAATTCAAAAAACAAATACACAGAAAATAAAGACAATCAACAAATTCATCGTATAAATTATTTATTAAAACAATATGATAATGGTAATATTTTAATTAATCAATATTTAAAAAATGTTATTATTAAAGAATACATTAATTTATTAAAAGATTTTGATATAGACATAAACAAACAATCATTAATTAAAAAAAATAATTCTGCATCAGATATATTAAAATCCTTACAAGATTTATTAAATGATGAAAATAATAATATACTATCATATAATCTGGATGAATTAGTAAAAAATATAGATAAAAACAGTTTAAAATACATAAATGATAAATTAATAAAAAATATAAAAAATGAAATAAATAAATGTGTAAGTGAAATAGAAAATTTAGAAAAAGATATTGAAAGACTTAATAAAGAGTGTGAAAAATCAAATAAACTTGCAAAAATACATAAAATATTTTATAATGAAGAAGATTTTAATAATAATGAGAAAAATGAATTATACAAAAATAAATTTGTTATTTTATTAGACAAAGAAAACAATACATTTTTAACTAAAAAAAATTTATCAAATATATTTGGAAGTTTGTTTTTAAACAAAAATAAAAAATGGGATTTTATTAAATATATTAATTTAAATGAATTAATAGAAAAAAACGGAACAGACAAAGGACTATCATATTGTAATAATGAATTAGTAAATGTGAATGAGATATATATTAATATCAAAGACAAGGAAAGTTGTGTATATGATGAATACGATGAGATTTGTAAGAAACGAGAGAGTATAGAGAAAGAATATAAATTAAAAATTTTAAGAAATGAATTATCTAATTTAGAAAACAAAAAAGAATTTATTAAATATTTTAAATTTAGTAAAAATAATTTTAAATTAAATAATTTGTTAGATAATATTATAGAGTATTATGGATATTCAAGTATAACAAATAAATATAAAGTAATACAATTACAAAAAAAGAAAGAGATACAATATAAGAATTATCAAGGTGATGTAAATTTTGTAGATTTTGATAAAATTTATAATAATTTTGAAGGAACTGATTATGTACCTATAGTAATAGAAGAAGAACAAATATCATTAACAGCAAACAAGAAAGATTATATAATAGATGAAGGAGAATATAATTCAACAAGTGGTATGAAGCAATTGCAAATATATGATATATTAACAAGACGTATATTAAAAAAAGTAGGTTTTATGTTTAATGAGAAAGAGATAAAACATATTGTGAAATCAATTGATTATTTCAGAGATATATTAATGGAAAAGAAATTAGAAAGTGTAAGAAATAAAAACGAAAAATACAAAGATAAATCAAAAAAAGATTTAATTAAATTAGTTTTTGAAAATGATATAGAACGTAATAAAATAGTTAATCAAAATTTATTGTTTATAATATGTGCTTTTATTATTATAATTACTCAAATTGTTTATCCTAATTTAAAAATATTAAAAATAGATAGAAGGTCTATTAAATTTTTTTCTTTTAATGGTTATCCAGCAAATATATTAAAAGGTCAAGAGAAACAATTATTTTTCTTTGTATCTAATATAATATTTAATGAATTTAAGGAAGAATATAATTTAAAAGATTTTACATATGTTTCATCAAGTATAGTAAGAACAATAAAAACAATAATAAATGTAAGAGAATATTATAATAAATTATTAAAAAATAATATAAAAAATTTAATTAAAATAGATAGTTATGAAAAAGATGATAATGAAGTGAATGATGAAAGAAAAAATTATAATGATAAAGCTTGGGATGGTTATAAACCTGTATTAAATGTATCTACACGACCTAAAACTAAATTAGGTAATTATTTATATGAAATTTATACTATATTTGATAAAAGTGATAAAGAGTTGTATGATATATTTAATAAACCTTTAATATTTAATTCTTGTTGTAAGACAATATTGAATGAAGAACATAATTATTATAATTATATAAGAAGTAGAATAGATGTAACAGAATTTTTAAATAAAATAAATAAAGAAGAAAAGATATTAATAAAATCAAAAGAGAATTTTATAAATTATATTAAAAATGTTCCTGAAAAAGAAAATGAAAATATTTTAATTTTTAATAAAAATATTAAATTATTTGATGATAATAAATTCAATGAAATTAATATAATAACCGAAGAATTATTAAATGAAAAAAATAATGATTATTATAAATTGAATGAAAATATTAAAAAAATAGTAATAAATCGTGAAAGAATATTGAATGATGAAAAGATGATAAAAAATATTAAAGATAATAAAGAATGGAATAATTTTAATAATTATGTATCAAAATTATATGAAAAAATAATTAATATTTTAAAGAAAAATTCAACATTGTACTTAAAGGATTATAAAAATAAGAAGACAGATGATAAATATAGTTATTTATTGATAGACGAAGATATATTAGAGAATATTAAGATGTATGTATTATTTTTTAATGATAATAATAATAGTTTAGAGAGGAATCATTTATTGAGAATAAAAAGAGTATTACACAAATTTAATAAGATTAAGATATTAGATATTTTAAGTAAAATTAAGAATTTGAATATAGATGAAGAAAGAAAAGATGATAAGGAGAAGAAGATAGATGATAATAGAAAAAAAAGAAAATTAGGATTAGAAGATAAAATAGAGGAGATAGAGAATGATATAATGAATTTAAATAAATTAGTTAATTCTTATGAAGATTTAAAAGAATGGAATTTGTTAAAGAATAAGAATAAGTTTAAGATGATAACAGATAATTTAAATATATTTGATAAAGAATTGAAATATGAAAATTTAAATGATAATCTTGAAGATAATGAAAATAAAAAAGAATTGGGATTAATATCAAACAAAAAGGAAATATATTTATTATTTTATTTTATTTTAGATAGTTTTTATGAGTTATTTAATTTGCTAATAGATAAAGATAGAGTTGAAAATGAAGATGATGATAATAATAATAATAATGATGATGAAGATAGAGTAATTTATACGCACGAAGTAATTGCAGAAAAGATAAAAGAATTGAATAATTATAGTGGTGAAGAAAATAACAATTATATAGTAACAGTATCAAATATAGTTTATATTATATTAAAAATATTAAATCAAGAATTTTTAGACATAAACAAAAAAACAGAAGATTTAAAAACAATTATGGACGATTATCGTGAACAAAGCAAACAAAAACAAATAGATTATTACAATAATTTATCAATTGAAACAAAAGATATATTAAAATTAATGAAAGATAATGGTATAATGGTACCAGAAATTTTAGATGAAGAACCAGCAGAAGGAGAAAATGTAGTAGAACCAATTGTAAATGTAGAAACTACAGATGATGTTATAGAAGAAGTTTCTTATCTTGATTATGTAGGCGAAAATGATGACGAACTTGAACAAAATTAAAAATATTCAAAAATATTTTTATGAAAAAAATTTAAAGTTAAAACAATATAATATATATTATGATTTTTTTTATAATTTAATATAATATAATTAAATTTTATAAATCTTCATGAACACCTCTATCAAGTCTTAATTTTGCAAGTCTTGTTCTGAACCAAGTTGCTTTGTCTTCCTCAGACATTAAATATATTTCTTCTTCCCTTGGTAAATTTGTCATAACATATTTATTATTAAATTTGTATTTAACTAAATTATTAGGATATTCATTAAGAGGTTTAAACATAGTTAATTTATCTTCTGATACTATTCCTATAACTTCTAAAGTAGTTATATAAATATTATTATTTTTTATAAACACTTGACATTTTAAGTGTTTTCCGTGTGTCTTATAATCTCTATAAATTACTATATCAAATTCTATTATATATTCATTTTTATTTTTATGTTTGAATACATTATCTAAATCATCCTGTACTATATCAAATGTATTATCAATATCTTCTGTAATATTTTCATAATTTAATTTTAAATTATCTATCTTATTAACTTTATTTAATATTAATTTTTTACTTTTTATATACAAACTTTTTTCTTTATTATTTAAATTTTCTGTTTTAACTAAACGAAATACATTATTATTTTTATTATTTTTATTATTTTTATTATTTTTATTATTTTTATTATTTTTATTATTTTTATTTTGTTCTTTTATAAATTTATCAAAATTTATATAATTATTATAAAAAGCGTTTTGTTTAGTTTTGGTATAATCAAGATTTTGTTGAATATATTCAATAAATTTTTTATTAATTAATTTTTTAAATTCTTTATTAAAAACTTTATTATTTAATTCATATATAATTCTGTTTTTATTTTTAATAATAATATCTGTAGAAAATGATTGAATTTTATTATTATATTTATCATATTCATCAAGTTCTAATTTATCTTTATGAGGAGTTTTATTAATATTTAAATAATCATCTTTATCTAATTTATTCGTTTTTTTATAATATTTATTATTAAAATTTATATGAAATTGAGGAAAAACACCAATTCCGTGATCTTTTATCTCTTCGTCTTTTGATAAAACTTCAAACTTTTCTGTTTTATTTTCATTTTTTTTTGATAATATATTTTTTAATTTATTTTCATTTGATTTATTAAATCTACTTGAAATTTTTTTGTCAGAATTTTGTTCATTTAAATATTTTGATATAAAATTATCATAATATTTTATAAAAATTAATATTAAAACTAAATAACCTATTATCTTAATTATCATTTTAATTATATTAATATTGAATATATATTAAAATATATTTAAATTTATAAAATTAAAATTATATTAAAATTATGTAGAAGATGGAGTAAACACATCATAAACAAAATCTATAATATTATAATTATCTTGATATTTATAATTATCTGATTTTGTAAGTAATGTTTCATTATTAACATATGAATATACTGTTGTATCTACAAATTTTTTAGCTTTGAAATCTTTAATATGTTGGAATTTTTTTTCTCTATTTTTTGATATTTTATTAAGTGTATATAACATTTGATGATTAATATTTTTTCTTTTTTGATAATCACTTTCTAACCATTCATTATTATCATTTTTAACATTTCTCATTAAAATATTATTTTTAACATAATTTTTAAAGTAATTGTAAATTAAACTAATTGTATTAACTGAATTTCTATAAGTTATTTCTATCAATAATAAAAATATTATTATACCAATAAATAATTGATTTATATCTTCTTTTTCATTATTGTTATTATCCATATTTAAAATATTTTAATTATAATATATTTTTTAATATTGTATTAATTTAAAATTATAAAATAAAAAAAGTATAAAAATAAATATATTAAAATGTCTGAAAATAGAATAAATACACAAATTACTAAAGATGTTGATAAAGAAATAGAATTTTATCGTGGTATACAAGTATTTATATCTACAGTATTAGTAATAATAACATTAATAATTATTTTTGTTTTATCTAATAATGATTATAAAAAAAATACATATTGCTTATATAGTAGTAACTTTAATTATATCTATATTATTAATTATTGAATATTTTGATAATATTATTAGAACTTTAGAAAATAAAAAAAAAGGTTTAGAAAATGATTTAGATGATAATAGATTAGGTATGGATAATCTTATCAAAAATATAAATTCTTATTTTGATGAAATTAAAAAAGAAATTGTATACACAGATAATAAATATATTAATATTATTGAAAATAATAATGATAAAATTAATTCATTAATGGATATATTATTTAATTCAAATAATACATTTCTAAACAATATTCCTAATTCAGATATTACAAAATTAAAAAATTTTTATATTTTGATTAAAAATAATAATTATAGTTTGGGTAATATTTATAAATTAAAAAATACTGATTTATATAAAAAATGTATAAACACAATACATCATAAAATATTTTTGTATAATATTCATCAAACAGAATTTATAAAAACATTATATGAATTTATTGAAAATGTTGATTTTAATAATGTTGAAGATCCTATTAGTATAACTAAATTTGAATTATTAGCAAATTACAAAATTTTAATAAACAATATTTATGAAGATTTAAAAGTAAATAATACTTATTCAGATATTAATAAAAAAGGTTATATTAATAATCTTAAATTTTGTAAAATTTATAGTAATTTTTCATTTGATAATTTACAAAAAAAAATAGAGAATGTTAATGATATTGATACAAAAATTAATAATTTACATACAAATTATGACAATTTAATAAGATATGAATTTAATAAATATAAAAATATTCAAAATTATTATAAAATTTTAAAAAATTATATTATTACTATGTCATCATTATTTTTAGTTGGATTAATATTTGATTTATATCCAGAAGAATCAAATAATAATAATAATAATAAAAATAATAAAAAAAATAATTCTAAAAATGTAGATAAAATTGCTAAACGCTGTAGTGAAAAAGATAAAGGAGGTGGAGGTGGTGCAGGTGATGAAGGAGGTGGAGATGGAGATGCAGGTGTTCAAGGAGGTGGTGATGGAGATGCAGGTGATCAAGGAGGTGATAGTGGTAAAGGAGATGGTAATAGTAAATATTCAAAAAAAATAAAAGAAATTAATAAATATATTCAAGATAAAAATACTAATTTATTAGTAATAATTACAGGATTTTTAAGTAATGTAGTATTAGTAGTATTTTTCAATGTATTAATTATTTCAAAATATAATAAATATAAAGTTAAAAATAATTATAATGAAAAATTATATGATTTAAATAAAGAAAAATTTTCAGATTTATTAATAAATAATAAAAACTCCTATGTAAATAATTTAAAAATAATTAAAGACTTACAATTATTTTTAGATGTAACACCTAGGACAAACGATTCAAATTTTGAAAATATTCGCTATTCAGATTCAGATGATGAGTTAATAATTAATGAAGATAATATAAAATATAAAGAAATAAGTACAGGTGAGTCTGAAGATATTAAATATTATTATTATGATTCTACCAAAAAAATTTTATTAGATGATGAAGAACTTTTATATACACATATTTTAGAATTATATAAAAATAATATTGATTTAATAAACCATTATGAATGTTG